GCACCTTGAGAACTTAATACATAACCTGATGTACCAGTGCTACCGTTTGCTGATAATGTACCTGTTATTGTAATATTAGTACTTGTTACATTTACAGCATTAGCTGTACCTGATAAAAATAAATCTCTCCACCTGCCTGTACCGGTTACACCTAAATCATAAGTAGCATCAGCTAATGGTGTAAGCGTTTTACCAACTGTTATAGTTGAGCCACCGCCTGGTTCTGCAATTGATGAATTACCAAGAGCTGAGGTTGTAGTCCATATTGGTATAGAATATTGTGTACCTGATATACCACCTAATTTATTATTAAAAGTTGTCCAATCAGTAGAACTTAAGTAACCATCTGTTGATGTATCGGCTTGTGGAATACTTACTGTGCCGTCTTTTGTTATTGTACCACCTGTAAGTGGAGCTGTAAATGTTATTGACTCGACACCTATACCACCAAGTGATTTAATATAATCTGTTAATGTTTGAATTGAATAACTTCTTGTTACATTAGTTTGTTTACCGTCTTGTGTAACAGTAGAAGTACCAATTAAAAGATCGGCAGCTTGTGGATTTGTTTCTTGAGGATAGCTATATATTATTGCCATTTTTTATTTTTTACTATGTTAATTGTAGTGTACCTGTTATTGTTGTTACTACGGTTTGTGATCCATTTATTGTTCCTGATGCATTTGTTATTGTAGGTCCAGATGAAAATGTAAAGCCCATTGCAGGTGAACATGTTGTTGAAAATGCGTTAACTGTTAAAGGTGAAGTACCTGTTTGTGTTGCACCTGTTAAACTACCACCTAATGTAAAACCTGAACCATCAGATGGTCCACCTTGAATATCTGTTACAACTAAAAGTGTAGCTGTTACTGTTGGGGTAGGTACAGCAGCTATAACACCTGTTAAAGTTTGATTAACATTTGTTGTAGATGCTATTGTACCTGTTTCAGTTAAACCACCAGCTGGTGTTGAAAAATAATAACCAGCTGCAGGTGTTGCTATAGTTGTAAAAGAATAAGGTTCACCTGATATACCGGTTTGTGTTGCACCGTTTACATCGCCTGATAATACATATTCTACACCCGCTGTTCCACCAGTAATGTTGTTTGTTGTATTTAAAGTAACTGTATATGCTGTTCCTGCGCTAGCATTAGCAACTACTACATATAAAGTGTTTACATCTTTAGGGGTTAAAGCTGTATACTCTGCTTGTGTTAATGTTACAACGTTATTTACTACTGCGGTTGTTGTATATGTATCAGTATCGTTTTTTACAGTATTACTATCTCCTGTATCTACATATTGTTTTACAAGAGGTAATGCTGTTTCTGGTATGTCTAAAAGTCTAGTTGTTTTTACATTACTAGAACTTAATTGGTTAAATGGTATAAAATCATCTTGTGTAGGTGTTGCTGCAGAAGAACCTACAAGTATGTAGTTATTAGAACCTATATAACTAACAGCAATGTTTGGATTAGATGTATTTGTTCCAGATCCTAACACCAAACCATCACCTGGTAATACACTTTGTACTGTACCTGGATTGTTTTCTGCATTTATTGTTACATTACCTAAACCACTAACTGGTGATAAGTTTATATTTGATCCAGCTACAAGAGATAATACACCTGTGTTTGTAACAGTTACATTACCTGTTGCTTGATCTACGCTTATACCATCACCACCTATAATACTTGTTACAGCACCTGTTACTGAAGGTATGTTTACAGTTACATCATTGCTTGCACCTACAGTTGCGGTTACACCACCACCTGTAAAATTTAAAGAAGTTACAGCGCTTGTTATACTTGACCCTTCGTCTAACACAGCAATATTAGGTGATCCTGTACTTGTTGCAGGTGACCAAGTGTTATCACCTCTTAAAAATGTTGTATCAGATGGAGTACCTGTTGCAGACAGTGATGCAGTTAAAGTACCACTGCTTGTTATAGGTCCACCTGTTATACTTATAAATGTTGAGTCGGCAGTAGCTACACTTGTAACTGTACCTGTACCTGATGTAACAGAAACTAACGCGGCTAAACTAGCTATAGTAAAACCTTTTGTTTCTTTATCATTATCCATTTTAGTTCCAAGAAGAACATCATTTGTTGTAGGCGTTGCTGCGTTTGGATAACTATATATTATTGCCATATTTTTTTAATTTTCTATTATTACTATTTCACACGTATCATTATTATTCATTGCTGCAAATTGACCTGATCTATAACTTAAATTAGTACTACCTGCTGTCCATGTTTCAAGATAAGGATTTACTCCTGTGCCATTTAATTTAGCTTGCCAAGATCCACTACCTTCAGGAACAGAAGCTGGACATTGATATTGTGCACCACAAGTTGGTGTATAAAGTTGACCTCCAACACAAGTATTAGTACTATCACACCAAGAAGAACCTGTTCTGCTTAGTGAGAAACTAACTGTGTTAGATGATGTTACTGCAAAACTTGTTGTTTGTTGACTACCGCTTCCATATACGGTAAACGGTGGAGGTGATGTTGCACCATTGAATTGTACAGAATATGTAGCATTACTATTTAAAGTATAAGTTACTTTTATAGTCACTGTTATAGGTGTCATTGTAGCTGAACCTGTTATTGTAGGATTATTTTCTATTAATGGATCACCACTGCTTGTTCCACTACCACTTTGACCACCAGTTACATTAAACGTAACAGTACCATTACTACCTATAGGTGACATGCTTACTGTAGGTGCACTAGGATTAAAGAAATACCCACCACTAGCTTGAAACGAAGGTGTTGTATATGTATACGTACCTGAAGATGCAGGCGATGGTGTTTGCACAGCACTTACTAAACTATATTGACTACCTGATATAGCTGCATTCATTACAGCTGTTGCATCTAATTTTCTGTATTGTAGTTGAGGTGGTTGTGTATATGTTATTTGTCCAGTTAATGTAACGTTTACAGTTGCATTTGCACCACTTATTGTTCCACTTGATGGGGTAAACGTAGCTGTGATTGGTGTTGTCCAAGCATAATTTGCTTCATTAATACTAGGTTGATTTGAATTTAGTGTAAAGGAATAAGAAGCACCTTGTGTTAAACCACTTAGTGCGGCACTTATTGTTCCACCTGCTTGTGAAATACTAGAAGATTGAGATGAATTACCAGTAAAACCTAATGTATAAGTTGGTGTTCCAGCGCCTGATCCTGTTACAGTAACATTATTGGTTACAACTAAATCAACACTATAGTTTATATAATTTAAAGAACCACCTACATATATAGGTTCATTTGATTGTCCATTATTAGTAAACGATAAACTAGCAGGGGTTACAAATGGACCAGTTGGACTTGTTGACCAACCAACACTTCCGCTTGCAACTGATGCATTAAAAGAAGCTGATGCATTAAATGTACTTGTACCTCCACAAGACGTAGTATCTGTTAATGGAGATGGTGGGGTTATTGTTGCAGTACCTGCTGCATTACCACTGATTACATTAACTACCTGTACACTCATTGTACAACTACTTATAGGTGGAGTTATACTTGCTGTTATTGTTTGGTTAAGTGTAGCACTACCACTTATAGTACCTGTTATAGGTGTTGTAGGTGAAAACGTAGGGCCTGATGAAATGCTATATCCGTTTAAAGCTGTAAATGATGTTGCAAAATTATAAGGCGTACCATTAACACCAGTTATAGATGTACCTGGATTACTATTAATTGTTGTACTTACATTATAATTTGATGGGCTTGCTGTTCCACCGGTACCTGTATCTGTTATATTTAAAATTCTATTAAGTGTTACAGTGTGTGCTGTACCTGCACCTACAATTAAATATATAGTATTAGGATCTTTTGTTACTATTTGGTTATATTCTGTAATAGTAAGCGTTACCATTTGCATTGCCTTAGCTGTAGTTGTATAACCACTTGGCTCTACGTTAGCCACTTTATTTTTATCTGCGTTATCAATATATGTTTTGATTGCAGAAAGCATGTCTTGTGTTATATTACCTGCTCTACTGGTTTTAACATTACTAGATGTTAATTGATTATATGGTAATAAATCATCTTCTGTTATTGTTGCAAAAACATCTTGTCCACCTTCTTCGTTAACTGTTCTAATATAATTATTACTACCTGTTAAATCAATTTCAAGTTTTGCGTTTGTAGTTGCATCTGTTACTTCTGTACCTATAGATGAATTTACAGAAATTACAGTACCAGCATTTTTAACCGTACTTATTGTTATATTACCTGTTGTGCTAGACAACGTTGTGTTACCACCAGCTCTTAATTGATACAAGTTATTAGTTATTGTAACATTACCAGTTGATGGGTTTGTTGTTGTATCACCTGTTGTTGTAATACCTATTCCGTCTAAAACAGAATCTACAAAAGTACCTACACCTGGTATGTCAACAGTTACTTGATCATTACTAGATACATTAGCTGTAACGCCTGTACCAGTAAAATTCCAAGATTCTGTATCGGTGGTTAATGTATTACCACTTGTTATTGTGGTAATGTCCGTTGGCGTGGGACCCGGTAGTGCCCAAGTCCCATCTCCTCTCAAGTAGGTGAGTGATGAGGGAGTGCCGGTGGCAGACAGACTCGCAGTAAGGGTACCCGACGTTGTAATAGGCCCGCCTGTAAATGATATAAATTTTGAATCAGCCCCAGTTACCGATGTTACTGTGCTATTATTCAGTGAAGCTAAAATAGTATTAACCACTTCAGATACTTTAAAACTACGTGTTACGTTTTCTTCGCTTTGATCTGTCCCAATTAGGTAATCATTTAGAGTAATTTCATCCGAAGGATACTTATATATAATGGCCATTTATGAATAAACTAGTATGTCACCTATATAAATCTCACTTATTGCATCTGTACCTACGTAAAATGCAGTTGGTTGTATGCTTCCTATATATATATCTGTCGCCATAATTTTTTACGTTTGTGTATACTTAATATACTTACAGAAAACACACAGTTTTTACGCAAAAGCTAGTTTATTTACTATAAAGGTGACATAAGGTAGTTACTCTTAGTATCATTAGTAGCTAGTGTCACCACTTGCTCGTATTTAGTGGTTATAAGCATAGAGTATTTGCATTCCGCGTAACTTACTGACTATCAACACTTTACGTAAACGACTTTGTTTTGGCCCAGGGCCCCCTTTTTTGTGACATTTTGACAAAAAGTTTTGACAATTTGTCATATTTTATAGGTTTGGCATGGTTTTTGGCTGGCGACAAACTAAAAACGATATTATGTAGATAATATAAAGATGTATTTTGTTTTAAAATCTCGTAATGACAATATGACAATAAAAAGTATTTTATATGACAATGTGTCACGCGGTATACTATTTAATAAATTTATATTAATAAATAAAATTACACCTTTAAACTAAATACGAAATATATAAGATAATATAAACGAAAATAAATAAAAATTATAAAATGACTATTAAAATTTATAATCAACAAAATAATAATTATATTGACGAATTATATTTAATTGGGTCAAATGACAAAGAAATGATCGAAAGTGAAATAAAAGAATATTATAATTTAAACGAAATATATTATTCAATAGTTTAACTAAAAACGATTTCAACTAGATAATATACACGAGTGAGCACTTGGAGCACGCCGACCAGACATGCGATTTGTGGGTTCGATTCCCACCTCACTCACTAAAATATAATAATATGAATAAAAAAGTAATTGATTGGAATATAACTGGATCGTTATTAATTAACAAATGGAATTTAAATCTCATTTATAATGATAACACTAAAGAAACAATAACAGATACAATGTCAAATATATTTAAAATACATCTTAAAGACATTAGAATATATGAATAAAAAAGATAAAAAAATATTAATTGAACATTTATATGATTATTTAAACACTAATGATTATAGAGAAGATTTAAGAGATATATTATTAAAATTAATAAATAAATAAAAATATGACAACTAAAAAAATAAATAGAAAACAAGCACAAGACATATTATTAAATGCAAAAGTTACTATACACCAACTAGAGAAATTAAAAGCGGATTATGAAATTTGGCAAAATGCAAAAGCAAGTCACAAAGCTTTAAAACAAATTAAAAAACAATTAGAATTAATAGGATAATACAAACTAAATACTTAAATAACAAGATAATATAATTAAATAAAACACAATGAAAAAAAACATTTATCAAGAATTATACTACGAAGAAACAGAAAAAAATTATGAAAGATGTAAGGCAATTGGTGTAATATTAGCAAAAGTATCATGTCTTAAACAAGATATAAAATATGTTGATAGTATATACACTAAAGAAGAATTAATAGAAAAAATAGATAAAATATATAAATTAATAAATAAAATAGAATTATAATGGATCATATAGAAAAATTAATAAAGCATCTAGAAGATGTTTATGAAGTAAATGAAATACAAATAGCAGATCAATCTTTTGGTTGGCGAGCTGGAAATCTATCAGTTGAGCCATGGTACACAGCTGATGATTATGAAGTGCATATAATAACAAATGACACAACTAATATTAATTGGGAAACAGATGTTTATTACTATGAACCTAGTTTTGAAACTGTAATAAAAAGGATAGTTGAAACAGTTCAAGATGTTGGATTTGATGTTAAAATACATATATCAGATTTAGATAAGTTTTTACCTGAAGATGAAGTCCTTGAGTGGATAGAAGAAAATATAAATGAAACACAAGTTAAATTAGATAAAGGTATAATATAAAACAATACAAACTAAATACGTTATAATGTAGATAATATGTTAAAATAAAAACATGAACAACTACTTTAACTCAAACCCAAAAACACAAACATCATTTGAAATATATTATTCATCAAAATTTAAAATGTATGACTTCACTGTCTTCAATTATAAAAAAGAAATTATATATCATTATCATTTTTCAAACTTAAAAGATATAAATAAATTAATTCAAAAATATAAATAATATGAAAACTTTTGATAGATATAAAGTAAATTTAAAACAAATCGGTAACGACATATATTCATATGATACACACGTTGCTGAGATAATTGGAGACTATCTTTACAAACTTAAATGGAATGTAAGAGGTATGACGTCAAGCCCAACAACTACCAAGCATATTAATTATGCAGCAAGTGAACTTGGTTTGACTGTAATTGAAAACGGTCAGTGGAAAGATGAATATTGGCCTCAAAATAAATAAAATGAATGAACAATTGAAAAATCTAAATAGTTATAGAGCTTATATTGAAATAGGATTACATGGTATTGCAAAACATAAATTTGATTGTGATGGATACTATGATCTCAATGAAGATCAAAGAGAAGCTTGTAAACGAACATTAATAAACTGGGTTGAGTCAAAGTAAATACGTTACAACATAGATAATATAGATATAAATTAAATAAAATAAAATATGAATAAACTAATAAATAAAATAAGAATCATAGCATTTATTATTGTATCACCATTATGGTTGATTGCAATGATTGAGGTTGTTAAAAGTATATAATGAAAGTAGACAACAACAAATATGCAAACGGTAAAACCGTAGAAGAAATGCAAGAGCAATTAGATAGATGCTTGGCCTATGAGGCTAAGTATCGTTCTTGCACTAGATCAAGATCTTGGATTAAGTGGTGTACAAGTGAAGACTACAGGCGAAGATCAAGAGACTTTAACAGAGCTATTGTCAAATCAATTAAATCAATGCATCCAATAGAGTTTAACAACTTAATTAGAAGTAAAGACTATGGAGAGATCTGAAATAGACTGTATTCAAGAAGTCTTATATTGGCTTGAACATACAACAATGTCAAGAGAACAAATAATAATAATATTTAAAGAAAAACTAAAAGAATTACAAAATGACAAATAGAAAATTACCGGATAATTGGTGGGATCTAGGTATCAACCCAATTGTAGGTTATAAAATACCTAAAGAAAAAGATCCGAGCAAAAGACGTAGAAATAAATTTGAGTATCCACCTGAAGGCGATGTAAAGCTATGAGGTATTGTATTAAAACAACAATTAATAATGAATATAGGGCCATGTGGAAAGATGGTCCTATATTTTTCGGTTATAAAGATTTCAGCACTAAATCACAAGCTGAAATATATATAAAAAATCAAATTAAAAATAGAAAATATAATAATGAAAACAATAAGCTCTATCACAATTAAAAAGTCTGTTGAAAGTGCATTTAATAGATCAATTGACATTAAAACTAGGAAAAGAGATGTAATCTATATGAGGTGTATTTATTACAGATTATGTAGAGACTTGACCTATGAGTCATTAGAGTCAATTGGTAAACAAGTAAATAAAGATCATGCAACAGTGCTTCATGGCCTTAAAACATTTGACAATATCATTAATGAGTTTTGGGAAAAAGAATATTTCTTAGTCTATACTACTTTAAAAACACGTTTACAGAATAGAATTAAATCTAATAAAAAGTATCAAGAACCTGAAGGTTTTTATAAAGATAGATACAGGATAAAGCTTTTACAAAATAAGGAGCTTTATAGGTTCACTAACACAATATTAACTAAGTTAGGTAGTATGGGTCATAAGTTTGAAAAAAGGCTCAGAGATCAGCTTAAAACAATAGTTGATGATAAGAATAAAAAATATAATGATAAACAAAACAATACTAAAAACTAATAAAGGAAAATATAAAGGATATTTATTAGGTGATTTACCTCCATCGTTTGGATATAAAATCAGAGAAGAATTAGATGAAGAAAACAATGTAATTCAGATTAAAGGAATTAATAAATGGTTTAATTTAAAAGGACTAACATGGATAAAAATATAGATGAGGAAATAAAAACCAGAGCAATAAACAAAGCTCATGCTAAAATATATTATTTAAAAGATGATATACAAAGAACAATGCAAGAGATAGCAAATGGCTCTGATGATGGAAGAATAAGTATAGAACTATTAGAAAAAGGTTTAAACTCATATAAACGAGATCTTAAAACATGGAAATATATTTTAAATTTACTTCATAACGATGAACCAGAAAATCCTGAATACGATGTTTGGAATGAGCTTCAAAGTAAATACGAAGATAAATAGATAATATAAATGTAAAAAATATGGAGATAGTCAGGAACGGCTGTAGATAATCTAAGGGAGGCGATGTAACTTCGTTCAGAAGTGAGCCCACAGTGAATTAGGTTGTAGGTCGGAAAGATGATATAAACAGAAAGTAGTGATAGTCGCGACCACGAAATCATTCCTGTTTCATTCGTCTCCAAAATATTGCGCTGTAGAGCAGAGGGCAGCTCGTCGGGCTCATAACCCGAAGGTCGTAGGTTCGAATCCTACCAGCGCCACTAATTTTAAATCAAATATAATGGGAACAAGAAGTTTAACTAGAGTAATACCAAGACAAAAAGGTATATCATTTGCAGAAGGCCATAAAATGCCTAAAAAAGCAATAGTAAATATGTATCAACAATATGATGGTTATCCTGAATGGGTAGGTGTCAAGCTTGCTGAGTTTGCAGGGCCTATAAAAATGGGTAATGGAATATCAGGCAAAGTTAAAATGGGTGAGTTTGCTAATGGTCCGGGTTGTTTCGCGGCGCAACTAGTAAACAAATTTAAAGATAGAGTTGGTAATTCATATTTATATGAGTGTGATGGTGAAATCGGTGATTATGGTGAAGAATTTATTTATACTTTATATCCGAAAGATGGTGAAGAAACTTACATCTCTATATATAATGTATGGCAAAAAGAATGTATCTTTGTAGGTACAGCTGATGAATTAATTAAAAAATATAAATTAAAAAATAATGACTAACAAGGAGTTAGAAACTCTAGCTCATAGAGTTGCAGAAATAGTACTAGATAAAATAGTTAACTATTATGACAACCATGAAACCTTAGAAATATATAGACCTTCTGAAAAGGAGGTCTTGGCTATGGAAATTGATAGATTAAATCATTTACTTAGTAAGTATGTTGATAAGGAAGATTATAAAAAAGCGACGATTATTAAAAGAAAATTAGAAATCTTAAATAATAAGTTAGATAATATATAAAATTATTATATGTCAAGAACTCAATTATATAAACATTTAATTAAAGTAAATTTATTTAATATAAACGATAAACGTAAAACTAAAAAAAATGTTAAAAATAAGAAACAGAAGAGCAGAACATAGGGAATATTTATGGAAATCTATATATCAACTTAGATTAGACATAACTAATTATGTATTAAAAAATGTTAGTAATAATACAAATATGTTTGGCATGGACCAACTATATCATTGGGATAATGTGAAACGTAAAGCTGAATTAATACAAAAATATTCTAAAAAACTTAAAAAGTTTGAGAAATTAAATAAGTGACAAAAGGTAATAGTAGTATATAAAGAGTAATAAGCTAGTGTCACATAGAAATATGAAATATTTAAATGACAATAGGGTTATATATAATAGAGATCCTATAAATGATAAACCAACACATGTTTATAATTGGGGAAAGTATTATGAAAATGGTACTTATGAATGTTATCAGCTTTTTAAAAGTAAAGCTAAAATAAATAGTTTTAAATCACTTAAATGGCATTTGTTAGTCTTAAGATATTTAAATCCTGATATGAACAAAACTAAGTTTAAAAAAATAGCTGAGTATATAACAGATAAAAGAAATAATTTTATTACCTTTGATATTAAAGAAAAATTTTTATTAGATATGCTTAATAATTTAGATGTTGTTTTTGATAGACCTCCTAATAATAGAATTAGGAAAGTTATTTTTAAACAATCAACAGGTCTTAGCACAATAGAAAAATTAAAAATTGTAGGTAGGTTAGTTGGTAGATCAAAAAGTATAAACCAACAAGATATATATCAATGTATGTTGGATCTTAATTTTTTAGGTAAAAAAATAACATGGTCTGCTGTATCTAAATTATTAAATGTATCTAAAAGAACTATATACAGAAATGTATGTAATAAATTGAAGCTGGAAAAACATAAATTAAATGAAGAAATATAATGTTCAAAATTATATTCGATATAAACAAGATGTTAAGATCAGCCAAACAAAAAATAAAAATATATTAGACTATACAAGAGACGAATTAATAATAAAGTTTTTACCGTTAGTAGAAAATATAGCACGTAAGTTTTCTACTTCACAACAAGCATCAGGCGTTATGGATATAACAGATTTTATACAGGAAGGTTCAATTGGATTAACTAAAGCAGTTGACAAGCTTGATTATACTTTATTAAAAGACTCAAAAGATAAAGAAAAAACTTTAAAATCTTTTTTCTTTAAACGAATTAAAGGTAGTATAAGAAGAGCTATCGATACAAACCGAGGAAATATTAGGATACCAGAGCATAAAATGAATGAGATAAGAAATAATCCTCGAGATAAAAAAATGGTTGAAATGTTTTTTAATTCTATATTTTTAAGTATAGATGCTAAAACACAAACCAGCGATGAAGATATGGTTTACCAAATACCTGACCAATCAGAGCCATATAATTTAGTAATTTTAAATTTATATTTAAAAAGCTTAATGCAAAAACATTTAAGTAAAAATGAATATGAAGTTTTAAGATTATCATATGGCCTTGATTGTGATAAACATTCTGCTAAAGAAATAGCAAGCAAAATTAAAATTGAAGGAACTAGCGCTTATGTTAGAATTTCAGAAATAAAAAAGCAAGCTGTTCAGAAGCTTATAGAAAATGTAGATCATTCACAAGTACTTGATTATTTGTAATTTACAGTATAATTATATTATTAACTAAAACCCTTAAAACCTATGAATATTAACGACAAGTTAGCAACCATACAAACTAAATTTAAATCTAAAAAATCAAGATTTAATTCATTCGGCAAATACTACTTTAGATCAGCCGAAGACATTCTCGAAGCAACAAAACCCTTTTTATTAGAATTAGGAGTTACTGTAACACTAAATGAAAATTTAATTGCTAGTGATCCTATGCCTATTATTGAGAGTCAAGCAACTATTTCTGATGGTGAAGAAACAATTACAGCTACAGCTTTAGTTGGTGTAGATCTTATGCAAAAAGGTATGCAAACACCTCAGCAATTTGGATCTGCTTCTAGTTACGGTAAAAAATATGCGTTAGGTAATTTATTTTTAATAGATGATACTCAAGATAGTGATGCTGTTAACGATCACTCTAAGAATATGTCTATAGATCAAATTGCTAAAGCAAAACAATTTATTAAATCCGGTGGAAAAATAGAAGCTATTAAAGCAAAATATAATTTAACAAAACAATTAGAAGAAGAACTAACAACTTTATAAATGAACGAAAGTGATATTTTAAAAAAGTTAGAAATAGATGAACACTATTACGGGTCATTTGGCCAACAGTATTTAAGCAACTCTGATATTTCTACTTTATTAAAAAATCCTTTAGCGTTACATACTCCCTCTGTAGCTAGACCAGCTTTTTTAATTGGTGGTTATTTTCATACCGCTATTTTAGAACCAGACAAACTAAAAAAATTTAAAATAGTTGAGTCTACTACAAGGAACACAAAAGCGTATAAAGAGATCTCTAATGGTGAACTTTGTTTATTACAACATGAAGTTGATCAAATAGAGCTAATGGTGAAAATAGTAATGGATAACAAAGTCTGTCAAGACCTTATAAGATCAGGTAAAGTAGAATATGAAAGACCTGGTATAAAAGAAATTGAAGGTGAAATGTGGAAAGGTAAAGCAGATATAATTAATCATGATGAAAGATTAATAGTAGATTTAAAAACTACTTCTGATATAGATAAATTTAAATTTTCAGCATCAAGATATAATTATGATAGCCAAGCTTATATTTATAATCAATTATTTAATTATGAAATGATATTTATAGTTATAGATAAAGTAACTCACCAAATTAAAATCTGTGAATGTTCTCAAGAATTTTACGAAAAGGGTCAACGTAAAGTACAAGAGGCAGTAGCGCAGTATAAACTATTTTTTAAAACTAAAGATTTTGATCCTAAACAATTTTTTAAAACTGAAATTCTATAATATGGCAAGAGTAAAAAGAAGTACTAAGCTTTGTACACTAACAGGTAGACGGTTTCCTTTAGCTGAGTTCTATAAAAATCCGAGTACATTAGATGGTTATCACCCTTATTCAAAGGTAGCAGATAACTTTAGACGTAGATTAAAGGATACTCCTTTAACTACAAGAAAATTACGTAAAATGTTTCAAAACTTAAATTTAAAAACAGCATAATGGCATCAATATTAAAAACAAGTATCAATTTAAATAATATCCCAAAGGATAAAATTATTGTAGGAGCTAAAGGTAAGTATTTACCTATAAGCATAACAATAAATGATGAGATCGATCAATTTGGAAACAATGGTCCTGTAATAGTTGAACAAACTAAAGAAGAAAGAGAAGCTAAAGTAGATAAAGTTTATTTAGGTAATGTCAAAGTTGTGTGGACAAATGGAGATAATGTAAGTGCCGCACCTAAAACTGAGCCTAGTAAACCAAAGTCTGAACCAGCTCCAGTTGAAGATGACTTACCATTCTAATTAAATACGATACAAATAGGATAATAAATACATGCAGACAACAGAGATCAATGGATTTTTGATTGATAACTTTAATCAATATAGTCTAGACACAAAGGCCACACAAGGCGTATGCCCGTGGTCTCACGAACATAGAAAACCTGAAAATAGAAAGAAAAAATGTTCTTCCTATGATTGGGAACGTGGTCTTGGTACATGTCATAACTGCAATAAAACTTATCAACTACATACCTACAAGCGTAAAGGTGATAGTGAAAAAAATTATATTCGTCCAGATTTCTCTACAAAAACCCATAAACCTGTAGGATCTAAAATAGTTAATTGGTTTAAAAGCAGAGGTATATCTCAGAAAACCCTTGAAGACTTAAATGTCTCTGAGGGTCCTGAGTATATGCCACAAACTAACAAAAAAGAAAACACCATTAAATTTAATTATATGATGGGCGGTGAGCTTGTTAATATAAAATATAGAGATGGTAGAAAAAACTTTAAACTTTATAAAGGAGCAGAAAAAATATTTTATAATATTGATAGTGTTATCGGATATAATGAATGTTATATTGTAGAAGGAGAAATGGACGTTTTATCTTTTCACGAAGCCGGTATACCTAACGTTATATCTGTTCCTAATGGAGCTACTTTAAATTCAAACAATTTAGATTATTTAGACAACTGTATAGATTATTTTGATAATAAAGAAAAAATAATATTAGCAGTTGATAATGATGAAGCTGGTCAAGCTTTACAACAAGAGCTTATTAGACGTTTAGGTGCTGAAGTTTGTTTTATAGTAGATTTTAAAGATTGTAAAGACGCTAATGAATATTTATTAAAACATGGAAAAGAAAACTTTCTCAGCACGATTTCAAAAGGAAAACCCGTTCCTTTGGAAAATGTTACAACATTCAAAGATATTGAAACAGAAATTACAGACTTTGTACAACATGGTTTTAAACCTGGTTATCAAGCCGGTTTATCTAATTTTGACAAAATTTTTTCAACTTATACCGGACAGTTTATTACTGTTACTGGGATACCTTCTTCTGGGAAGTCTGATTTTGTGGATCAACTTGTGGTTGGATACAATATAAATTATAAATGGAAAACAGCTTTTGCATCACCTGAAAATGCACCTACATATTTACACGCACATAAACTTATGCGTAAAGTATGGCAAGATATGCCAACACCTGGAGATATTAATACAAAACAATGGAAAAAAGTATCAGAACATATAAATGATAATTTCTTTTTTATTGATATGGAAAGATATACTTTAGAAGCTGTATTAAAAAAAGGTGCAGAGCTTGTAAAAAGAAAAGGTATTAAATGTTTAGTTATAGATCCATTTAATAAAATAAGAGATGTTGATTGTAAAACAGATGATGTTAATAAATATACAATGGAATATCTTACAAAAATAGAAGTGTTTGCTAAAAAATTTGATGTATTAGTTTTTATTGTAGCACACCCAACTAAAATGTATAGAGATAAAGACGGTAAAATAGAAGAACCTAATATGTATAACATAAAAGGTGGTGGTGAATGGTATGATGCTAGTTACCATGGTATACTAGTTCATAGAGATTATGAAAACAAAACAGTTAAAGCTAAAGTTTTAAAAGTTAAATTTCAAAATTTAGGTGAAAATGGAGCTGAAGCTATATTTAAATGGGAACCTAAATCAGGTTGTTTTATACCACATGAAGTAAACAAAGATATAATAGATGTAATGCCATGGGATTAAAAAATAAATACGCAAACCCGCTACCTAATTATTCAGCAAGTAATAAAGAAAATGAATGGTACAGGTATTGTGTTAATAAAAATATAAGAATATCACATAAACCTGTTGATGGTGAGAAAGGAAAGTGGTATATTACAGTAAGTTTAGGACCGTATAAAAAAGGTGAAGTACCTCATGTATCACCTTCAATTTATACTAAAGACAATGTAATGCAAGCTTACTATCAAATGTGTAAATATTATTATGACAAACGTGAAAAATAGTTTTTTAAATGCAGACAAAGTTTTTAAATATTTTTATAAAAAAATAATTAAAGACGGTATAAAATATGGTGATACTAAAGCTTTATTTAATATAGGGTTTTATATAGAAAATCCAACAGATGTAGATATTACTCATAAAGAAAGAAAATGGAATAAAGATTATGCGAAAGCTGAGTGGGAGTGGTATTTAACAGAGGATCCTCATATATCTCAATTAGGTGAAATATATGGTTCAATACCTCCCATATGGGAAAAAATGCAAGACTCAGAAGGTAAGTGTAGATCTAATTATGGTTATCAATGGAGTAGAAACTATCAACTAGATCATGTTGTAGGTATGTTGAAAGAAGTTAAAGATACTAGACAAGCAGCAATAAGTATTTATGATGGCAAAGAAATAAGTAAATATCAAAAAGATACACCTTGTACTTATGCTGTACAATTTAGCATAGTTAATAATAAATTAAACATGTCTGTACTTATGAGATCTAATGATCTTTGGTATGGTTTTTGTAATGATCAGTATTGTTTTTCAATGTTACAACAACTTGTTTCTCAACGTATTAATGTACCGGTTGGAACATATTATCATTTTGCTCATAACCTACATTTATATAACAATAAAATTAAATAAAAAGTATGTATTACTTATATCATATACCCGGTAAAAAAATAGGTGTAACACGTAATCTTAATACAAGAGTTACACTTATACAGGGATATAAAGAAGGAGAGTATGAAGTTCTTGAAACTAGTGAAGATATAGATTATATATCTGAAAAGGAGATAGAACTTCAAAAGTCTTATGGCTATAAAATTGATAGACAAGGCTACAATAATTTAATTAATTCTAATAAAATGAAAGTAAATATTACAGAACAAACTTCTACTTTTCCTTGTTCGTTAGAAGAACTACCCAATGAATTAGAAAAAGTAAAAAATAATTTAAAATGGATTACTTCACACGGTGAGTTTAATGTTACAGATAAAACAATTAAGTGGATAATAGCTAATTCTAAAAAATCTATGTATAATGATCAAAGAAGTTATATTTATAATAAAGCTTATTATGAAGCTTTTTTAAATACTGATCATACACCTTTATATATAAGTAACACAGATACTTATGTATTTGATCTTATAAGAGATTGGGCTAAACAAAGAGGTTTATATAACAAAGGTGATGTTAATACACAATATATAAAGTTAATGGAAGAGTCGGGTGAACTAGCTAAAGCATTATTAAAAGATGATCAAAAAGAAGTTATAGATGCTATAGGTGATATAATTGTTGTGTTAACTAATTTAGCCCACATGAGAAATGTAGATATAGAAACCTGTATATCTACAGCTTATAGTGAAATAAAAAATAGAACAGGTAAAATGATTAATGGAACATTTGTAAAAGATAAATAATATGAAATTAAATACAAAAGATGAAATAGTAAGATCTGTTATTAGAAAAATGGATCAACGTAGTTTAGTTGGCCAAAAAAAATACGGCCGTACAATGATGTCTGAAGTTAAAGAAGGTAAAAAAGGACTACACGAGTTTTTAGTAGATGTACAAGAGGAAATAATGGATGCTTTATTATATATTGAAGCAGCTAAACAATGTCTACAAGATCAAATAGAAGTAGACTATGAAAAAGTTTCGCCGTAAAAAAAGAGGTCCTGTACAGTCTAAAAAAATATCTATTGATGGTATTACTTTTTCTTCAGGACTTGAAAAGTATATGTATTTAGCTTTAAAAAAAGCTAAAATACCTGTAGTTTATGAGGGTCAAACATATGAAATATTTTCAGGATTTGATTTTCCTCATAAATCCTATGAAAGATGTGGTAATAGTAAAGGAGAATATAAAAATAGAGGTAATAAAAAAATACTTAATATTAAATATACACCAGATTTTATAGGTAAAGGTTTTATAATAGAAACAAAAGGTAGAGCTAATGAGAGCTTTCCTTTACGTTGGAAAATGTTTAAAAGATATGTAGTAGATCATCTACCTGGTGTTACTCTGTATAAACCACAAAATCAAAAAGAATGCGATATAACAATAAAGCTGATACAAGAAACCAAAAACAATTAGCTAGACGTAAATATGCTGAAAGACAAATAGATAAATGGGTTAAATGGAGGATTGAATGTAAAGGTTTTGTACTATATAAGGATCTTGTTGAAATGCAAGAAAAGTTTAATATAAAATGTAACTAAAATGTTTAAAGGAAAAAGTTGGGAATTAACATTAGGTTTTTATCCTGGAATATTAGTAGGAGTAAGATCTTACGCACAACCAGATTCAACACAGCACGTAATTTATTTACCGTTTGTTGATCTTTGTATAGAAATTTTTAAAGATTAAATTAAATATTATGAAAAAATTATTTTACTTAAGTATAATAACATTATTAACCTCATGTGCGGGTGGACAAATGTTTGTTGAAGCAAGAGCAACATATGATATACCGTTAAATAACGATGGAGATTTTGATCAAGATCAAATGAATTTTGATCAAGGTTTAAGGCCATTTAATCCACAAGTTAGATTAACATATAGACATTATTTGTTTGATAACAAGCGTTATCCAAAATCTCGTCCATATAAATTAAAAAAATAATTATGGGATTATTTGATCCAAGAGTACATTATAAACCTTTTGAGTACCCTGAATATTATAATGATGGGTGGTTAAAACAAGCTCAAGCTTTTTGGTTACACACAGAAATACCTATGTCGAGTGATGTAAAAGATTGGCAAGAAAAACTTACTGAAAGTGAAAAAAATTTAGTAGGTAATATATTATTAGGATTTGCACAAACAGAGTGTGCTGTATCTGATTATTGGACACAGAAAGTAGTTAGTTGGTTTCCTAAACATGAAATACAACAAATGGCTATGATGTTTGGATCACAAGAAACAATACATGCTGTAGCTTATTCTTATTTAAATGAAACGTTAGGTCTTGAAAATTTTGAAGCATTTTTACAAGACGAAGCAACTATGGAACGCTTTGATAATTTAATTAGTTATGATGGAAACAACACTACTGGAATTGCAAGAAGCATTGCAATATTTAGTGCCTTTGCTGAAGGTGTTAGTCTTTATTCTGCATTTGCTGTTTTATATAGTTTTCAACTCAGAAATCTTTTAAAAGGTATAGGTCAACAAATGAAATGGTCTGTAAGAGATGAATCATTACACTCTAAAATGGGTTGTAAATTATTTAGACATATGTGTCAAGAAGATAATTCTCTTTTAAATAAATGTAAAAAAGATGTTATTAATGCAGCACACACAATGCTTAAAGCAGAAGAAAAATATATCGACAAAATGTTTGAACAAGGAGACATTGAAAACCTTAAATCATACGATCTCAAACAATTTATCAGAAAAAGACTCAATGAAAAACTCGTGGAGCTCGGTTACAGGGACGAACGGGAGCACTTTACGTATGATAAATCAGGAGCAAAAAACCTCGACTGGTTTTATCATCTTACTGGTGGTCATACTCACACTGATTTTTTTGCTGTTAGACCAACGGATTATTCAAAAGCTAACGAAGGTGAAGACTTCGATGATATATGGTAAAAAGAAATATGATAAAATGTAGTCAATGTGATGCAGAGTTTCCTAGTGGTGTTGAATATAGAGATCACTGGGAAGAAAAACATTTTTATCCTTATTTAAAAAACGGTGGATTTAATCATGAAAAAGCTTTATCAGAAAAAGAATCTTTAAAAATATATAACAAATGATTTATTTTATAGATGATTTTTTAGACAAAAAAGTTTTTAATTTTGTAATAAAAGATCTTAAAAATTTTGAAAAAGTAGATACGCCAGGTAAAAGCTTTTGGATAAAAAATGCTACTAATGAGTTTGTAGATTATATTTGTAAAAGATTACAATTAATAGAAAATAAAAAAATAATTAATTGTTTTTCTTTTTTTAGAGAAGCAAAAAAAAATCAAGATAACGATTGGCGAATACACAATGATAGTTATTCTGGAGTATATAAAGAAAAACCAGATAGAGCATTAGTTTTATATTTATCTGATAATATTACTAAAAAATTAAACGGTACTGCATTTTGGTCACACAATATATATGGAGATAAATTTCCAAACAATAAAGGAGTTGAAGAAGCTAATAGGATGTTACAAGAAGATGCAAACGATATAAATAAATGGCAATTAAAAACTGTTATTGAAGGTAAAAAAAATAGACTTTTATCTTATCCATGTAGTTATTTTCATAGTAAATATCCTAATGAATTTAAAAAAAGTAGAAAGGTTTTTGTAATGTTTTATAAATATGAGAACTTGTAATATATGTAAAAAAACAAAAAAAGATTCTAAATTTAAACACGAATATAAAAAAACTTGTATGCGTTGTGAGTTTAGATGGAAAAGATCTTTTTTAAGATTATTAGTGCATGATAGAAGATTAAGTGCAAAAGAAAGAATAGCAAATAGATTAGGATATATGGGTACAGCTTTTATTATGATAGGCCCTTATTTATTACCACAAGGAAATATAGGTGTAGTTTGTTATATTTTAGGAGGTTTAATTTCCATACCTCAAGTGTGGGTAGCAAAACAATGGAATTTAGTTTTAGTAAATGTTAATGTAATTGTAGGTTACACAATATATTCAATGCAATGAAAGAAAGTAAATTAATAGGTAAATTAAATGAAACAGATAAAAAAATACAAGCTATTAGCAGGGTATTACAAAGATTAATACAAGATGTTTCTAAATTAGAAACTTTAGCTAATGGAACACTAAGCTCTTTACAAATGTTTATGGGTGAAGATGAGTGGAATAAACTTGTAGAAAAAATGAAAAAACTACAAGATAAATCAAATGAAAAAAAATTAGAAACATAATGAAAAATTTAATAATATTATTTTTATTTTTTACAACAACTTTATTCAGTCAAAGTCCTTTACAAAAGTTTGAAGGTATATGGTCTACACCACATTCATACTGGTATAAAGTTTTTACATATAATGAAAAAGATGATATATTAGAAATATACACTTTTAGTTTTGGAGATCCTTCAGCTGTAGTAGAAAAAATAGTTAAAATAACAAGCGATTACGCTATTGATACTAAACTTATAAATCATGATAATAGGTGGAAAGTAAACATAACATATCGCATGTTAGAAAATAAAAAAATAATAGCTACTTATACTGGTGATATAAATACTATGGCAGAATTAACAAAAGCAACTTTAAATTTAAACCATGTGGAATAATAATTGGGTAAAGGGTGAAGACTATCCTTCTTGGGGTAATAATGATATATACAAACAAACAATATCAGGAGGATATTTATTTAATGGTGAATCACCGCGTGATGCTTATATGCGTGTAGCTAAAACAGTAGCAAGACGTTTATATAAACCAGAGCTAGCTGATAGATTTTTTGAATATATATGGAACGGTTGGCTTTGTTTAGCTTCACCTGTATTATCAAACACAGGTACAGATAGAGGTTTACCAATAAGCTGCTTTGGTATTGATGTTGCTGATAGTATAAATGATATAGGAAAGAAAAATTTAGAAATGATGCTACTTGCAAAACACGGCGGCGGTGTAGGTATAGGCATTAATATGATACGCCCTGCCGGATCTAAAATTACAGGTAATGGAACTTCTGACGGTGTTGTCCCTTTTTGCAAAATATACGACTCAACTATACTCGCAACCAATCAAGGCTCCGTTAGAAGAGGAGCTGCAAGCGTTAATATCAATATTGAACATAGTGATTTCCTCGAGTGGTTGGAAATTAGAGAACCTAAAGGAGATGTCAATAGACAATCTCTTAACTTGCACCAGTGTGCTGTCATTGGGGATAAGTTTATGCGAAGACTTGAACAAGGAGATAAACAAGCAAGAAATAAATGGAGTAAGTTACTCCAAAAACGTAAAGCAACTGGAGAGCCATATATCCTATTTAAAGGAAATACAAACAAAGCTAATCCAGAAGCATATAAGAAAAACAGTTTAAAAGTACATATGACTAATATATGTAGTGAAATAGTATTACAAACAGATGAATCTCATAGTTTTGTTTGTTGTTTATCTAGTTTAAACTTAGCAAAATATGATGAATGGAAAAACACTAATATTATATATGATTCAATATGGTTTTTAGATGGTGTATTAGAAGAGTTTATACAAAAAGCTAAAGGTAAAATAGGTTTTGAAAACTCTGTAAGATCTGCTGAAAAAGGTAGAGCTTTAGGTTTAGGTGTATTAGGTTGGCATACATATTTACAAGAAAAAAATATACCTTTTGAAGGTTTGTTAGCACAGTATGAAACTAGAAAAATATTTAGTCAAATAAAAATAGAATCTGATCGAGCAAGTAGAAACTTAGCTGAAACTTATGGAGAACCTTTATGGTGTGTAGGAACTGGTATGCGAAATACTCATCTTAGAGCTATAGCCCCAACAGTAAGTAATTCTAAATTATCTGGTAATATATCACCCGGTGTTGAACCATGGGCAGCTAATGTTTTTACAGAACAATCAGCTAAAGGTACATTTATAAGAAAAAACCCTACATTAATAAAGTTATTAAGAAAACATAAATTAAATACAAGTGAAGTTTGGGATAAAATTTTGGAAGATGGTGGTTCAGTCCAAGGTATTGATGAGCTTGATTCTATTGTCTTTACTAACGGCGTATCGGCTAAAGAAGTTTTTAAAACATTTAAAGAAATAAATCAATTAGAATTAATTAATCAAGCAGGACTAAGACAACAGTATGTTGATCAATCTGTATCTTTAAACTTAGCTTTTCCTTCTGAAGCAACACCTAAATGGATTAATAAAGTACATTTTGATGCATGGAAAAAAGGTATTAAAACTTTATATTATATGAGAACTGAATCAGTTCTTAGAGGTGATATTGCTGCTTCTGCTATGGATGAAAACTGTTTAGCTTGTGATGGTTAAAATAATAAAGGGAGATCAATTAAGACCTCCCTTTATGCAGGAACTTTGGGGGTGGAATCCCATTTTATCGTGTTCCTTTTTCTAATTTAATATGTCCAAATCACATTTTTTGTTTTTTCCGGATCTGAATCTACATGTATAAAGGTATTACCTATACCTATTCTATTGAAACCTACATCTAATAAACATATTAACAATTCATATCTATCTTTAGAATTATTACAATGTAAATCAGCTGCATAACCTGTTAGATGTGAAGAATTATATTTTCCTCCTACTTTTTTATTATGTTCTTCTGTTCTTACACCACTGTTTATTTTTATAGGTTTATCAAACTTAGCTCTTACTAAATCTAATTTTTCTAAAAAATCTTCATTCATTAATTTACCACTACCAACTACATCTGGTGAATCAAACTCTGTTATTGTAAAATATTTCATTCTCCACATTTTTTACTAGGATCATCTACTCTTCTCCAGTCTTCTTTTTCAAACCAATCTCTTAATGTAGCACCTTTTTTTCTTGCGCCTTTAACATTTGTTTTAGATGATCTTTTATATTTACCTTTTGCTCCTGATGCTTTTTTAGCATTAATAAGCTTTTGTCTTTGTTCTTTACTCATGTTTTTAATTTTAGAGTAAGGCAAACAAGTTTTAGTTGTACCACCACCTTTTTGTTTTTTTGTAGCCGGTGAATTACTAGAAGATATTTTTCTACAACTACCTTTAGAAAACTCAGACGTACCTGGTACTCTTTCGTATCCTTCCCAACAAGTAAAAGGTGAAGACGGTTGGTTATATGCCATGATTATTTTCTTTTTCTTTTTCTTTTCTTTTTCTTTTTTTGCTCGGCTTTCTTAGCGTGTACAGCTTTTCGTTGAGCAGCACTTTTATATCCCATTATTTTTTATATGATTTTTGCATAGCTTTAATATGCTTTTCAATTTTTTTTGCTTGAGCAGCATGCATACGTGATGCTTTTTTTAATTCAGCTACAACTGATTTTAAATTTTTATCCATTACTTTTTCTTTTTTGATTTACCCATTTTACCAGGCCCACCAGCTTTAGTACATCTTACACCCCATCCAGAAGCATACGCACTTGGCCAAACTTTAAATTTTCTTTTAGCCGCTGCTTTACAAGGTCCACTTATTTTTCCCATTTTATTTTTCTTTATTTTTATTACAAAAACTACGAGCTTCACTTCTATTAGCAAAACCCCATTTTTTTAATGCCATAGCATATTTGCTCGGTCCACCACTTTTATCTGTCATACTAGCTTTCATACCTGCAAATCTACAAGCAAAAGAAACTCTACGTTTACCTTTACCACTAGTTTGTCTAGTACCTAATGTTCTACCAGTATCTTTTTTATGCTCACTACGCATCTTTCTATTAGATTTTTCATAAGCTTTTTCTGTAATATTTATTGGATTTTTATATGCCATAATTATTCTCCTTCACATTTACAGCTTTGTTTACCACATACACATTTTTTCGGATGATATATAGTATCAAAAGCATTTGATCCTAACATAGTTAATTGATCTATTATATTAGTTTGTACTGTTATAAGCATTTTTTCTAACTCATCTTTTTGTTGTACTAAATGCTCAACTTTAGAAGTTAAACCTTCGTTAGCTTTTTTAAGTTCGTTAACTTCATCTGGGTTTCGTCCTATAACTGTCATAATTACAACGGACAAGCTACCGACGATCATACCTATAATAGATACAATAATATCTTTATTTACTGTAGGTATTTCATGAAACGATAAAAATGTTAATATACCTACAACAAATATAAATATACCTATTGCACCTACGTAATGTCTTATGTCTTTTTGTCTTCCGTTTTTTATCATTTAAAATTTTTTCTTTTTAGATTTTTTCTTTATTATACGTTTTGTTTTTTTGGTTTTTTTAGACTTAGTTTTAACATCTTTAATACCTAAATCCCAATCAGACCAACCTGCTATTAAAGCTATTCTTTGCCAAGCTTCTAAATCTGATCTACTTGAGTTTCTAATATTATCAATTTTTTTAAATGCTCTATCTAGTGGTATGTTGGTTGTTGCAGCTATAACTTGACCTGCTGCTAAATAAGCTGGATTATCTATAGACCAGCCTTTTTCTAACATTTCTTTTTTATTCCACGAATAAGATCTACCTGCTGACTGTATTTTTCTTATTTTGGATCCTAAAGGTGGTGATGCTTGAGCTAGCTCTAATACAGCATCTTGATATTTAGGTGATTTCTTTTTACTTTCTTTTTCTAATTTAATTAGTGTATTTTTTATAGTAGCAAATACAACACCAGCAACACCGGTACCTCTTATAATACTATCTGCCATACTATTTAATATACTACTATATTTTTTCTCTCTTTTTTCTTCTTCTTCTTCGGTATCACCAAAACCTAAAGCAAAAGCAGCTTGTTGTAATGCGTTAAATATTAAGTTTTGTACAAAACCATAATACAATATTTTAGATATATTAGTCTTTGCATCCCCTCGGCCATTTCTAAGATCACTAGCGGCTTTTTTAATTAATCTAGCATATTGCATTGGAGTATTTTGAAAAGCTAATATAATACGTCCTAATGGTCCTGCTTGTTGTTGACTAATTCTATCAGGTCTACTTGATTGTTGAGACTCTTCTGCAATTTCTCTAAAATCTTGAAATGCTTGTTTTTCTGCTTCTTTAGCTGTTAACCCTTGTTTTTCTAAAGTTTTTATTCTATTTCTATAAAAAGTAGAACCACCAGATGCAATAGCAAAACTATCTGCTAATTGTGTAGGTAAAAATCCTAATCTTAATAATTCACTAATAACACCTCTTACACCACCTTTTTTAGCAAGCTCAGCAATATCAGCTTCTTGTACATTTAACTTAAGACCAGCTCTTCTATCTACTAAAAAGTCTGAATTAAATAATTTTTTAAAGTCAGCCCAAAACTGTGGTTGATTAGCAAAAGCTTTTGATGCTGCTAAAATATTATTGTCTCTAAAATTTATAAAGTTAACTGTAGATATTGTTTGAAGTACAGCTGATCTCATATTAAAAAACATAATAGCACCAATAGAGTTACTTAACCAATCTGTAAATCTACCTGTTAATGAATCTCCTGGAAAAGTTCTATTTCTTCCAGTTTGCATACGTTTAAGTATATTTTCTAATGCACCTCTATATCCTTTACCATATATAGCTTCGAGCTTATTTAAGTTTTCTTGGCTAAATATTTCATCTACATTTTGTTGCCATACTTCTAAATATTTTGCTCTTTTAGTTGTATTAATACCTTCTATTAAATCAGTTGTAATAGTACCAGCATTCCAACCTTCTCGTGGTGCAGCATATAAATCACCTTTTTGTAATGCAATTAACTGGTCAGCAAACAATTTTAAATCTTGTTTACTATTTACAAAGTCTACTAGTTCTTTAACATCTGCTTCTTCCATACCTGGAATATCCATAGCTTGTTGATCCCATATATAAACTCTTACTGCTTGTTCTTGTGTAAAGCCTTCACCTGGTATTTTTTTCTTTAATGTTTTAGGTACAACTTTTAATTCTTTTTTTAATGCTTTAAAATCATTCATTAAAGCAACTCTATCTCTAGTTAAGTTATCCATTGCTCTTGCAAAAGGATTTAATAAATGTGCCTTATACCAAGCCATTTGGCTATCACCAAGTTTATTTTTACTTAATGTTTTATATAATAAACCTACAAAATCTTCAGCTGATGGTGGTATAAAGAAATTAAATCTACCTTTATTAGCACCAACTACTTGTGCTTTTACTTTAGAATATGTTTTATCTGCAGCAATACCTGTTTTCTTTTCTAGTATTTCATTAAAACCTTTACTTAAATCAGCTGATTTACTAAACTGTAATTCTTCTTTTACACTAGCGTTATCAACTTCAGCCATTTTATTTAATACCATATTGTTAGTATACAAACCTTTTAGTCTATCTGTAGGTGGTAATATTTTATCATTATATTTAGATGCAGCTAATTTTGATTTAGCTAATTCAGGTGTTATTTTAACATCATTTATAAAATCTTGTATGGTTTCATATTCGGGCCCAGCATACTTATATTTACTTAAATCTACATCGGCTTTAATAAGTCTATCAAACCATCTTTCATTTTCACTTAACTTTCTACTTTGACCAGATTTATTTACTTTATTTTGATCAGCTTTACTTAATGCTATTAAATAATAATTATCTAAAACTCTGTCTAAATTTTTTTGAAAATCTTTACCTTTATTTGTTAAAATACCATCCATAATTAACCTCATTGCTTGTGTTTGAGGAAAAGAATGATCATATTCAAAAAACTTATTATTAACTTTTTTAGCATTAAGATCTCCACCTAAAAACATTGCACCTAATGAAAGAGGATTTGTTCTTTCATTTATAGAATTTTCCATAAAATATACTAAAGGTAAAGCTAAACTTTTATCACTATCAATAAGTTTTTTCATTTGTTTAATTGTAGCAATAAAAACCTTACGATGTTTATCATTATATTTTTTAGTTCTTTCTGAATTATTAATATTTTTTAATAAAGTTTGAGGATTATTACCAAAAGTTTTACTAGGTGCAGTTCTACCTATTGTTGCTTTTAATTTTAATTTTTTTAATTTTTCTCTTAAATCTTTTCTTATTTTAGGATCTTTAATAACATCTTTTGTAAACTGAAGAACACTACTATTTAATATATTATAATCATCTGTTTTAAATAATTTTGCTAATTTTTTTATATCTTCAATATAAATATCAACATCATTTGTAGTTTTAAAATCATTATACTTATCTTTAACAGCGGCTAGTTTTAATATTTCTTTAGCTTCTTTAGTTATAGAGTATTTAAGACCAGGATCTCGTTCTACTTTTTCTAATAATTGTTCTCTATCTTTTTCTGATACTTTTCTACCTTGTGCTTCTTCAGCTCTTGCTCTTCTTTGTTTTGATTCTGTTTCAGCTGTAACTTCTGGTAAAGCGTCTTTAACTAAGTTTTCAGCTATTACACCTGCAAAAGCATTACGTTTTTTACTTGTAAAAAAGTCTGCAACTTGTTCTGCAGTAACATCAAGTCTTTCATATAGTTTAGGCCCAGATAATCTATTTGTACCTTTAGGTAATTTACCCTCTTCAATTGCTTTATCAACTTGTGTAGGGCTAATATTGTTTGCTACTAATTTAGCAAATATTTTATCTTTTTGTAACCTTTCTAACTTAACTAAGTCTTGTATTGGTAATGTTTTAACTATTTCAAGTTTTTGATTATCAGTTAAGTCATTTAATAAATCTCTAATTTCAGTAAGATATTCATCTCTTGCCTGTCTGTTTATTTGACTTCTAAGTTTTTTATCACTAAGATCAGGTAGTTTACCTTTAACAATATTACGTGCTATTTCTAAACCTCTTTTTCTTTCTACACCAACTATTTTTCTTAATTTAGAAGCCGTTTGTGTTTCTGGTGTTACCTCTTCAACTGTTTCCTGTACTTCAGTTACACCTCTAGCTTCAGTTACATCGTCTTCAAATACTTCTTTAGTAGCAGCTTCACCTTTTTTAAATACATTACCTATTTTGTTTTGTAGCTGTGAGTTAATCCAACCAGATAAACTATTGTTTTGTTCTGGGTTAAAGTTTCTTATATGTGGTATTAATTCTTCTACAGTACCGCTTACAAAATCTTCTTGTGAAAAACCAGGTGGCCTATCTATAGGTATTTTACTTTCAATTAAACCCTGAAGTTTAGGAAATACTTTAGATAATGTTTCATCTGCTTTACCCGCATCCCATTCAGCTTTAGTTAATGTATATTGGCCATCAGTTTTAGGGCCTACTAATGCATCTATATCTGCAGATCTTGAAAACTTTAATCCTCCTTTTTTAGTTTTAGTTTTATCTGGTAATACTTCTTTTATAGCACCAGTTAATTTACCTTGTTTAATACTTTTATTATATTCTTTCATAAAGTCATATACATCTTTACCTGTATTAAACTTTATTTTATTAAAACCTAATCTTCTTAAAATTGGTGTAAAAATATTTCCTATTTTAGTAAATAAATTTTCTTCAAAAACTATTTCGTTTTCATTAATAGCATCAGAAAACTGAGTAAGATATTCATCAGGATTAGCTTTTAAATATTTTTTAGTATATCCATTATCTTTAATTCTTTTTTCTAAAACTTGTCTTTGATTATCATTTAATGTTTCTAAAAATCCTCCTTCACCTGTTATAATTGATGGATCAGATAAAGATAATTGTTGCAAAATTCCATGTAATAATTCATGGCTACCAACAGAAACAGCTTTTGTTTTAGAAGCAATTTCTTTATTAATAACTATATCACCTGTAGAAGGATCAAAAAAAGCATTAGTAGCAGCAGCTTCATCTCCATATTCTTTTCTAACTTCTTCAAACGTTTCTATAATTTTTGTTTTTCTACCAGTTACTTCTTCACTTTGAGTTTTAGCAAATTCTATATTTTTTTGTAGTTCTCTTTGTGCCGCTTGTTCAAATAAATCTTGTTGCGCTTGTTGTGCTTCTTGTATATTTTTTCTAAGTATTCTACCAGTTGATTTTCTTTTATCTGGTAATGAATTATATGCTTCAACATTTTTTTGTATCTGTTCTACATATTTAAAATTTTCTATTAATTCATCTTTAGTTAAATTATTTAAAGCTTTTGAAGTTTCTTTTTTAACTCTAGCTATATCTTGTTCTATTTGTTCTGCTTTTTGTTGTAATATTTTTTTAGCTTGAACCGATATATCAGGATTATTTAAATCTTTATATATTTCAGAAAGTTGCGTTGCACCATCTGCATATATTTTTTTTATTGAAGCAGGTGTTAATAATGTTTCTGCTCTATTTCTAGCTGCACTCCTAGTGTTACCTACAGCAGCTACACTTTGAAAATTTCCTCCTACAAAAGAACCTATCATAAAAGAGTCAAAAAGTCTTACTATTCCTTCTCCATACTTACCTTCAGAAAAATCAACAGTAAAATCAGATTTTCTGTTTAAACCTCCTATACTACCAAGACCACCAGCTATTGGTATACCATATGCATCAATATACATTGTTGCGAGTTCAGTTGAAGCCTCTGATAAACCCTCAGCCCCTGTTGCTCCAGCAAACCAACCAACTTTTTTAACAAGATCTTTTGCACCATCTTTTAAAAACTGTTGAGCTACATCTTTACCTTTAACACCACCAATTATACCAGCTTGTTTTAACAAACCTCTTGTTACTAATTCAAAAGAAGATTCTACTATTCCTGTACCTGCAGCATTAGCATATAATGTACCTAATGATTCATCAGGGTTGTTTTCAAATTCTTCTGCAAACTTATTACCTGAAACACTTGTTGCTAAAAGAGTTAAACCACCACCACCACCAAAAACCAAAGCTATAGAAGGAATAGATTCTAAAGCTCCTCCTACAGTTAATTCTGCTGCTTCTAAATAATTACCTTTATCAACAGCGTCTAAAATATTTTTACTTTCTGTTTTTCTTTTATAGTTGTCAAAAAACTTTGTTGCGTTTTCTAATTCTTGTGTAGGTATTCTAGCACTATATGATGGCGTTATATAACCTTTTTTTATACTATCTTTTAATAATAACTTTTCTTCTTTATCCATGTCTGGATTAAAAAGAGTAGCTGCGCCGTAAATTAAAGCATCTTGTGTTTCTCCTAAACCTTCAAAGAACTTGGATATTCCGCTTCCAGCATAAGCTCCAAAACTTTTAAATATATTAATATCTTTTTGTTCTAAATCTTTTTGTTTTTGTGTATAAAGATTACTTATTTCATTATCGTTGTTAATTTCAATATTTAATTTATTAAAATCTTCTATATTTTCAATAGCATTTATTGTATTAGCAGCACTATTACGAGTTGTAATATTACCATTTATTTTAATTTCAGATACACCATCTTTTGTTTTATCATCTACCTCAGCTGTTATTGTTTCTTCTTTTTCAGTTATATTTGGATCATAATCAATATTAAATTGATCAAAGCTACCTGTATAATAATCATTATCATTTAATTTATTATATAACTCTTGATAATTTTCACCACCATAGTCTGATTGAAATTGTTCAAACGTACCTGTATATAAACCTTGATTATATAGCGAGTTATATAGTTCTTTCATTATTTATCTAAAAATCCTCTTTTAATAAAAACACCAGAATTAGGATCTACACCTGTAATACTATTTCTAAAATCTAATAATAATTTTCTACCATTTTCAGTATTACCTGCATATAATTCAGCCATTCTGTTTAACCACTGGTTTCTACCTTCTACTCTGTCTCCAGTTGCACCTGGTATACTATCACCACTTGGATCGTTTAAATAATATACAGTATCTTGATATTCTTCTTTTGTAACTTTATCTCTTCCTTCTCCTTCTGTAACTTCTACTTTTTCAGAAACAGTTATAGTATTATTTTGCGGATTATAAGCTATTTCTTGAGTATCAGAATCAAGCGCAGACTCTATATGTGCAACTTGTTGCTGTGGTGTTTTATTAGCTAAATTTACTAAGTCTTGTAAAGTTATTTTATTACCCGTAATACTACCTCCTTTTGAAGATTTAACATTAGGATCCTTTATTGGGTTACCAGCTAACCTCATTTTAGGTACTTGAGTTAATGCTTTTAATTGTAAACCTTCTATAATAGCTTGTGTTGATGATCTATTTAGTTTAGTTGCTACACCATTAGGCATTTGAAAATTACCCACTTGTAAATCTTCGCCTACCCCATGTTTTTTCATCATTTCATTTTTAATACTTTTAGGTAAACTATCCCAAAAAGCTTCAGCTGTGTTATATTCTTTAGCATAACTTAATGCTACAGCTTCTGCTTGAGGTGCTAATTGTTGAGCGATCATTTCCATGTTTGTTTTATAAACTGGTTGTAACATACCATCTTCGCTTGTTTTAACATATGTTACACTAGGAGCCATTACCCCATCAATCATTTGACCCATTAAAAATTGATCATCAACTTTACCTGTTTTAGCATTAATAGCTTTTATTTTGTTTTCTAAAATATCTTGCATTTCATTTGTGCTTTCAGGTATAATACCTGGCTCATAACCAAAAAATAAAGATGCTTTAGTTTCAGTTGGAGATTCAAGTCTTTCACCTTCATGTCTTACAGACCAATCACCATCTTTATCTACAAACCAAGTCATAGTACCTGGATTCATACCTGTTGTAATAGCCATTTTTTTACCCCACTCTAAAGCTTTAGGATTGTTTAAATTTAAATTACCCTCTGTGTTTAATGCTCCTTGAGTATCATCTGTAAAAACTTTTATTGCGTCGTTCATAAGTTGTACGTTTGTGGCTCCAGCGCTTAAACGTTGTTTATATGTACCAACTTCGTTTAACAATGCTCTTTGTTCTTCAGGTGTAGAAGCTTGTCTAGCTCTTCCGGCTAAATCACCCATCATATTTATTTGCTCCATAAACATAGCAGTAAGCTGTGGGTTTTTATTACCAGCTTTTTGAAGTTGATCTAAGTACTTGTCTTGGTTTTGCATTGTCCAATCCATAGTCCACTTCATTTGTTCATTTGCAATTCTTTGTCTTTCAGTTTCTTGCTCTACTTGTTTATCAATAATACCAGCTGTAACAGCACCAATATTTCTAATAGTATTAGCATAGATCATATCTGCTTCTCTATCTATAACTGCTACTGGATTTTCATAAGCGCCTGATTTATAATATTGTCTTGCCATTGTTATACTTTATTAAAATTAACATCAATTTTTGAGTAATCTACTTTGTCATACCCACTTGAATGTTTAATTACTGCATTTTCAGGTATTTCATCAGACATAACACCTTGAAACACACCTTTACCAAATTTATTATTTTTATATTTAAAATTATAAATATTAATACCTGATGGTGATATTCCAATTAATTTAATATTCTTTTTTAATCTTCTATCAGAAGGCACACCGCTAACACCAAAAGGACCATCAGATCCACCGCTACCACCTGCACCAGCTAAAGATGTTGCTATATTTCCAACAGAACTAATTCCAGCGCTTATATAATCAGCTTTACTAGCTCGCGCAGCAACTTGTTGTTGTTGAGCGCCGGTTATTTGCGCTTGTACTCTATTTAATTGTTCACCTTCTCTTCTTTCTTTTTCACCATACACAAACTCTCTTCCCGCTACATCTGCTTGTTGTAATCTTCTTGCTTCACCTAGTTGTTGGCTTTGAACTCTAATAGCTTCATTCATTCTTGCTGATTGTAAGTTAACTTCTCCATCAGCTCTTAGTTTTTGATTATAAGCTTCTTGTTTTTCTATACTAGCACTAACACCTCTTTTACTTTGTAATGCAGCTTGCGCTAAAGCGGTAGCTCCACCAGCCGATGCACCACTAGCTTGTAACGCATCTAGCGTATTTGCTAAAGCAATATCAGCTTCTTCTGCTTGAAATTCAGCTGCTTGAGTTGCTACACCTAGATTATTATAAGGATTTGAAAGTTCATTGCTAGTATTATATATCATACTAGATAAACTAGTTACGCCTTCAAATGGGTTTATAATAGCTTGTCTGCTTTTTTCTAAACTTTCAAGTTTATCTTCTAATCTTGCTGCTTTTCTACCTGCTCTTTTAGCTCTTTTACCAGAGCTAACTGCTCCTGCTACAGCAGTTCCTGCTGAAACTAAAGCAGCCCCTGCGGTTATTGCTGTTACTACTCCCATATTATATTTGTTTTGTTATTTCGTAAGATGCTTTTTCATCTATACTCCAATTAAGTTTTTTATGTATATTTATTAATGACTTATTTCTACCTATAGAAAACATATACTTTTTATTATTGTTTTTACAAAATATTTCTGCTGATTGTATTAATGTTTCAATAGCTTCTTTTCTATCTTTTTCTTTATATTCTGGATTAGATATAATCCACTCTAATAAAACAGCTGCAGAATTTGTAAAATATAAAAACCCTGCAACTATAGGTATATTATTTTTTTCTATTATTAATCCACCTGTTCCGTTATCAGGTAAAAAATCTTTAGGAGGATTAACCCACGTGGGCCAAGCATCCCACCAAGATACTAATGTATCCCAATCGTTTTCTGTAAGTTTACGTATATTAAATTTCATTTAATTAGTTTAATATGCAGATTCTACATAATCTGAAGAAGCTGCAAAAAGTTCTTTCATACCTCCTGGATCTGTTAAAGTATCTGTAGATATTTTAACTGTTGCAAAATACCCTTTAATACCCGTCATTTTATTACCAAATATAACTTCTCCAGGAGCAGCTGTACTGTTATTTACTAAATTAGCCATGTATTTATTTTCTTTTCTAGTAAAACCAGCATAGTTAATTGGTGGTATAAGCGGTGTAGTGTTGGCTGTAATAGGTGTAGTTGTAGTATTAACAAATGTGTTACCATGATTATCATATGAACCCTCGTTAAAACTATATATAAAACTAATACTATCATTAGTATTTACTGTGCTAAAGTTGTCAAAATCAATATTAGTATATCCTATACCTGTAGAATCTGATATAAAACTATCTACTTGCCAACCGTTACTACCTTCGTAGTTTATTGTTTTAAATACTTTAGATACACTAACATTAGGATTAAAAATAAATTCTATAGATGCTTTACCCTGTGTTCCATAAAAATTACATCTAGGTTGTGTATCTATATAATGTTGATATAAACCAGCTGTATCTGAACTACCAACAGCAGATGGTCCTGTTGTATAAAATTTATTTCTTAAACTTAACATCATACCAGGTTTATAACTATATAAACTAGTCCAACCTTGTACTGTTTCATCAAAAGATAATGTTTTATATTCTATTTCAGTATTAGATGGTTGTATAGATAAAACATATTGCTTATTATATATATCCCAACCACCTTGTAGTTTACCTGTAGTACCTAATGTACCAAATTGATCTCTAAAGAAATCAATCATACCATAATTAGAGATCTCGGTTAAACCATCTTGTGATAATCTCATTACAGCATTTCTATCTTTGTCAGTAAAATATTTTCTTCTACCGTATACAGCAAAGCTTTCAGGGTTTTTACTTATACCAAAGTTACCTACATAAGCTTGTATTTGGCCTATTACATTAGGCCCAGATGTTATAGTTGCATTACCTTCTGCAGAATAAATAGCATCTTTATCTATTAATGCTCTACTTATTTTCTTTTCTTGAAATATAATTAAGTTAGTATCTTCTGCATAAATTTTTTGTATACTACCATTTGCCGGATCTACACTTTTAATTATATCTTCACCTACTGAAAATACATTAGTATCGTTTATACCTGTTCTTGAATTAAATATACCTGAATAAATAAGTGAATTAATTCTAAATGAAGCATTAGGGCTGTCTTCAACTAAAAATGCTTTTACTCCTTGGCCAACATAAGTATTATTATATCCACCTCTAATTCTTGCTTCTTCTACTGCCCAGTTATACATATTGTTAGGTAAAGTACCTAAAGTAGCATCACCTCTAGAGCCATTCCACCCTACAGCAGAAGGTTGTGATCCATCTGTTGCGGTTTTACGAAGTATAAAACTATTAAAATATTTTACCTCTATAGTTGCTGCCATAACTTATTATTACTTATTTATTTATCTTATTACTTAGGTTATTACCCAATAAAAGTTAGATGGATTTTGAGGAAAACCAACACCTGATAAGTCAGTTGTTGTATTATCAAAAGTAATTCTATCAAAACCATTAAAAGTTTGCCATAAAACAGTTGTATTATTTACATCTAAAGCAATATCTAACAATTGAGCATATGGACTATCACCATCAAAAACTACTAACGAATCTGTAGAACTAGTAACAGAATAAGATACATTTTTTACAGCTGATACACCGGTTAAAAAATTCATTAATACTTGTCCGCTTGATGTAGTATCAGAAAATACAACAAAAAATTGGTTATTACCTAAATTACTCATGTTGTATAAATTCATTTTACCATATTGAACACCACCTGCAGGCGTGCTACACGGTAATCTTTGTGCATCACTTAACGACCTAAAATTAGTTGCTGTGTTTAATGAGCTATTACCAATACAAGGTTCAGCTGTTTGCATTACTTTTTTACCTGTATTACTAAATTGAGCTGTCCATTTTCTTGTAAAAGGTTGACCTGTTCTACTATATTGTGATGTAGATGATGAAGAGCTTGTTGGAGTTGGTGATCCACCATTTTCTGAATTAGCATTTTCATTACCCCAAACTACATTTAAATCATCATTATTAACACCGCTGTATGAAAAATATTTATCCCCTGAAGTACCAGGAATATAAGGCGAAGTTAATGCAGGATCAGTAAACAGTTGAGATATATATCTAAATGCCCACTCTCTTGCATATACTAATATACTAGGTGTTTGACAAGCAGCCATTTCTCTTGTGTCATATGCTTCACTTATTCTATATTCATAAGATACTGGATTACTAATATTTGTTGTTTTGGTTGAAGTGCCACCTATATTTACATATGTATTTAATAATTGCTCAGGATTATAAAAATCTCCATAACTTAAATAAACTTGTTGATTTTTAGTTGCTTGATTGTACGACATATATTGTGTAACTTCTACATTACCACTAAATACACCAGGACATGTATTAAATTGAGAGAAAGTAGGTATAATTTTATTACCTGCGTTAAATCCAGGCATATTAAAAGGAGGTGCAGAAGCTAAATCTGATTTTATATTATCTCCATAAGGGTATCTTACAACTAATCTATATTCTCCATATCTATCTGGAGCATTTGATGGCGCTTGACCATTACTTTCTCTATAAGCTGAGTTTCTACCTATTGCAAATATTTTTCTACCTGTTGTGTTAACAGCAATATTACCACTATTTTGTTGACCTGTATATGTACATTGAAATGCATCGGTAACATTGAAAAAATTATCTGAATCTCTTGCTTCATTTGATTTATCTATAATACCTGTATTTCTAAATAAAGAATCTACACTTGTAGTTATATTCTCATTATTTATTTGTGAACCACCAAATTTAATTAATTTTCCTTCAACATCATATGCATCTGACCAAGGATCATTACCATTTTCTCTATATTGTAATTTAGTAGGCCATATAACTGATGGTTGATACCTTCCAGATCCACCAGTTGGTACATCTAAATAATTATTTAATTCATAATCTACAATTATATAAGCTGTTCCTGATGTTAATCCTACAGCGGGTGTACCACCTGTAGCGCTTGAGGTTTGATCATTTCTTTCTCCAGCAGCAGATCCAGCTAAACCATTTCTAATACCTGAACCAGGTCTTATATTAGCGTTTCTGTTTGTATTATAAAAATTCCATGAATCTAACATTGCAGAAACAGGACAATTACTAACACTTGTAGTAAGCTCATATACAGCACCACTTGTAGTAGGATTAGCTCCACTACCTTCAAATTTAGGTGTTAAACTTCCTACGTTTTGTTGCCAACCAATAGTGTCTGGATCAAAAAACCCTTGACTAGTAGACTGACCCCAACCAAAAATAGATGATTCAGAGCCTAAATTAATAGCTACATTTTTAGCAGCAAAAAAGTCAGCATTTAAAACATCTGATTCGTAACCATTACTACCATTTATTGTAAACGAACAAGTAGTTGTAGGATTACCATTTGGTAATGGATATGTATTATCTGTAGCGCCTGCGTCTGTAACAGCCACTGTTATAGGATAACTTATGTTTAATAAACCAGATTCATCTTTTATTGTTGCAGATCCATTACTACCTGGTACAATTTTTATTTCAGGTAAACCATCTGTAGCTGATGCTGGTATAGTTGGTGCAAAACCGCTTGTTTGATTTAAACCATATGCAATACCCCAAGTAAGATCATCATATTGTTTAGACACATCAGCTGTACCGTTTACAGCATTTAATGTAAATAAGTCTATAATACCAGCATCTGTTCCTACTACACCTGTTGCAGGACAATTTTGTATTATAGGAGATTTGTTTAATAATCTTTGATCAAAGGTTAATATTGTTTTAGTTCCAAAGTTAGGGTTTGTTGAAGCATTACCATCTAAATTTTCTACTTCAAAAGTAAAAGTAAAGCTATCATTATCAATAGATTCTTCACCAAAATAAAAATAAGAATCGTTTATAAATATTTGATAACTAACAGGCGATACGCTTGAGTTTTTTACTAATTTAAATTTATTAGAAACATCTTCACCGTTGTTATTAACAACTTGAAAACCAGGTTGTTGTGTTGTTGGCATAGCAGTTCCAGATGTAGCAACTGCTCCAGCTATATTACTGTTTTGTACTACTGTTTTTAATCCTGCAGCATCTTCAGTATAAGGGAAAAATGGTTTAGCCACAGCTGTAGCATAACTTCCACTATAAACCACATTAGGAGATTGACCAGGAGCTATATCTTCAAATAAATTAAATGTCCAGCTAGATGGTGGATTACTACTTGTATCTGTTGTAAATCCTTTTATACCTGCTGTTGTTTGTATAGCTTCATTTAGCTCGGCTATTGTACCTGTTGTAGATGTTTCCCAATATATATCTAATCTTGATTCAGTAGGTATTGTTTCATATATACTTAACCAAGTATTAACAGCTGTTGTACCTGAAGCAGGAACTGTAGATCCAACAGCTTGATTTATAGATACTCTAGCCATTGATGGGTTAGAAGCTGTTTGATATATAGATCCAAACTTTATATTGGTAGTATTATCAAACAAATCATTTTGATCACTAATTGTAGCAACTGTATCAGGTAAAGCAATATTTGTAGCTGTGTTTATAGGGTTAAATTGATAATTATTTAAAGGTTGAGCTATTGAAGAAGGTGCTACTCTACCAAATAAACGAACAGAACTTCTAAATTGTTTTTGTTCTGGACCTACTTCTGTAAGATCTCTTGGTACTTTATTTATATTATCATTTAATAAAGTTATATAAGACACAGATCCAGCTACATCTGGATCATCTGTAACAGGAGGATAAAAATTCATTAAACCAGGAAGATACACATTATAATAATCTTGCTCTGTTTGTTTAACCACTATTTTATAACTATACCAACCTAAAGGATTATAACTTGCACTTGTAGGATCACCATTATATAAACCTGGCCAACCGCTTTGTGTGTTAGCTTGAAATTCAGGTATGATCTCATTAAATAATACTTTAATAGAATCTCCTGGCCATGTGTTTATATTATTATCTGCATTATTAGTACTAGATACGGTATTATAAGGAAAATATATTGTATCACCTAATAAAGTTAAATTATCTTCATCTGTTCCTTGACTTGTTGCTGATGATAATATTGTAGTAGATGATCTACCATATTTATCAGATAAAACAACACCAACTTGATAGTTTCTATTTTGTTTAATAGTGTGCATTGGATACTCTCTAGATGATGTTTTATAAAGAGGAGCCGGAACAGTAGGATCATCTGTTACAAAATTTGTATATTTTTCTGATACAGCTACATTATAGTTTAAAGTTTCTGGCGGCGTGTGTTTGTTTTGAAAGTTACTATATACAACTCTATTACTTATTATTTCTTGTCCTAAAGCTCTAACAGGTGCTTTATCATAAACTCTTATTAATTCGCTTTCAGGTAAAGTTTTATAAGGTTTAGTACTTTGATAATTAAAAGGTATTACATTACCAGCACCACCAAGTTCTGCATAACCACCAGTTCCTTCCCAGGATATAGCATCTACTACTTGAACAGCTAAAGCATCTGATTCTTTATATAGTATTTCTATTTCTTCAATTTTTAACTTTGTAAACAGCTCATTAGCAGGTATATGATTATTGTTTTCATCTAATGGTGTAGGTATTTGTAATATAATATTATTAACTTTATTTTCCATAAAATCAACTACCGTACTTCTGAACGTAGATTGTTCATCAGTAGTCATACCTGTAGGAGTTGTATTATTTAAAAAATAACCATCTTGTTTAGGTATAAAAGCAGCTTGCGTAAATGGTGCCATAATAGAATATTCACCTGTATCATATTTAAATCTATAACTAAACTTTACAAATTTATCCTCTAAAAAATCAGGATCTCCATTAAACTTAGGGTTATAATTAGGATTTGTTGTTAGACCAGGATAATCTGCATTATATGTTCCACCTGGATTCATTTTACTACTAGCATCTAACATGCTGGTTACATAATAGTTAGGTGTAGATATATTGGTAAGAGTGTTCTGATTAAAATATATAGTAGTACCAGAAGGTATATCTTGAGTTACAGTTGCTAAAGGTGTACCAGCCGCTATGTTAGCAACATCAATTATAGTCATTTGATTACCATTAGCAAAACTTTGTAATACTGAGTTAGCTGGTATACCAGGTACAGTTGCACCGTTTGCATCTACAGCTGTAATAGTAGCTCCTACTAAAGTTTTAGGATCTGTTCCTAATGTAGCAGCAATACCTAAACGATTATCAGATGTTATTAATATAGTACTACTTCCTGTAGAAGTTATACCATCTGTGATAGCTGAACCTCCATTAGGTAAAAATGCTGATTCTCTTTTGTAATATAAATTTATAGGTTGAAAAGGAGCATACGTTGCAACAGATATTTGGTCTTCTGTTGTATAATATCCTGCTTCTTTAGTTACATCTATTCTTCTTGGTTGATTTCTATTGTCAGTCCAAAATAAAATATTTTCTAACAAGTTAACACCTATAATTGGTTTGTTTTTAGAAAAATTTAAAAACGCACCACTTAATAATTTAGTAGAAACACCTGTAGCTACGTTATAAACATACACATAATTATTAGCTGTAGTAGAATAATTAAGTGATTGTGGTGTATATGTATATGTATTTGTGTTTACTGTTTCATCATAGTCAGTTAGGAATATATATATGTTCGTACTCACTTCGTCTGTATAAAAACCAATTGTTTCTAAGTCACAGTTACAACCACTTAAAGTTCTATAATCTTGTATTTCAATATTACCTAATACATTTTCTAACGCTCCAACGTCGGCACCTTCTGATTTACTTACTTGTATATTAACTCCTTCACGATATTCACCATTTGGTAAAAGCCTGGCATCCAGGTCTTTATTCATTTTGGACTTAATAAAAGCATTTTTAACTTCTGCCATTTAATTTAGTTTTTAAGCCATTTAGATTTACCTCTCATAATCTGAATAAACTCATTAGATTTTATATTAGATAATCTTATTTTTGCGTTTCTTAGTTTTGCACTTTTTTCTTTTTGTAATCTTCTTATTATATATTCAGGTTGATTTATTCTACTTGCTAATATTGCGTGACTTAAATAAGCGTATACAGCTTCTTCTGCTAGCTTTGGAACTCGCATGTCTTGATCATATGCAAGACCATCTGAAACATATTCTAAAACAATTAATTTTTCTTTTAAATCACTAGAAAAAGAAAACTTACCATCTCTATCATTAATAGTAAACCAACCGTTCATTTGAGCTCTTTCTGGTTGTAATCCATACATTTGACCATAACCATATAAACCATATCCGTAATAACCATATAAACCATCTGATATAAGTCTACCTGTTATATCATCTCTTATTTCTTGTAATATTTCATTATTTTGTTCTCTGTATCTTTCTTCTGTTAATGAAGTACCACTTAAATTTCTACCATCATTATCTTGTGTGGCAACACCATTAGTATCTTGAATAGGTTTACTATAAGGATTAATTGTTAATGAATTAGGATAAATAGGGTGTTTTAAACCGTTTTCATCTATCCAAGAAACATTAACATAATTAACGTAGTCTTGAGGTATTGGAACACTTAAACTATCTGGTATAGTAAGTTCTTGAGATTTAATACTTCTTAAAGTATCATAGCTAAATTCTTGTAAAGCTCTTTTAGTGTGAAAAATAACATCTGTTCTTTTAACACTAGGTATAAGCTTACCAGCCCCTACATAAGCTACTAAAAAATTTGTTACAAGCTCTGCAACTCTTATGTATGAATAACTATTATAATTTTCTTGTACAACTTTACCTAAAGCATCTTTGTTACCATAATTACCACCACCTTGAGTTAAAAGCTGTATAACTACATAAGTACCAGCAGCTTGAGCTGGTAACGTAAATGTATTATTTACTACTGTATAATCTGTTGTATATTCTGTAAACGTACCTGTTGCTCCTGTTGAACTTGTATATAATCTAAAATTATTATCATTATATGCTTCTTTTGTAGGATCAGAACTTCCAAATGTTATATCTGTATCAAAAGTAGCTTTAAAAATAGTTTGATTTTCAGTAGCAATAAAAATTTGACTTCCTGCATAATATTGTGCGTTTGTCTCAGTAATTAAACCTCCGTTTGGTTGTGACATAGTTTATTATATTTTTTCGTTCTGTTCATTTATAGCAACTTGCTGTGAAGCATCTTGTACTATTTGTGGATCTCTTATTATAACTCCAGCATATTTTAAAATTTGAAGTATAACATTAGTTTGTTCTGATTCATGTAACTCAAAATTACGAGAACCTGTTGGTGCGTTTGTTGGATTATAATCAGCGTTATTATATACATATTGACCCAGAGTACCTACATCAAAACCCCATATTGGATTATTAGGTTTTCTAATATAATCTAACTGTATATCACCATCTGTAACTATAGTTGTTGGTTTAACATATAGTTTATTATCTTCATATAAATATGCAGGAAAAGTTGTTGAAGGTTTTGTTAACAAAGACTTGTCTACTTGATAAAACTCTTGTCTATCTAATCTTTGTACTTCTGTTTCATTATTATATAAAACTGTACCTAATCTATAAAGATCTACAGTGTTACCATATGAGTCTGAAGTTGGTGGTACCCAATAAGAAAGTGTACCTGAGGTAACATAAGAAGCGTTACCAAATGTTTTAAATATAGCTATTTTTTCATCTAAATTTTTTACTCTATCAGCATAATCTGTGTCTGTTTGTGGAACACGTATTTGCTGGTTCATGTCTTCAAAATATTTTTCAAATATTTCTAGTTGTACTTGTGTTCCTAAACTATTAAACTCAGTTGGTGTTATATAACCTCTTTGTTCTTTATTTAGTATAAGTAAAACAGTTTGATATACCGTATTTACGTTTATAGCCATGTGTATTTTTTATTATAATAAAGGAGGCGTTACACCTCCCTTATTAGTATTACATATTAAGAAAGTTTTTTCTCTATAGACTTGTATATATCAAGTCCTTCATCTGTCTTAAAAAATTGTGCCATTGCTGAATATGGGTGTTCATCAAATGGTACGGTCATTAATTTTTTATTATTAGATGCCCAGTGGAAAGTTTTTTGATCTGAACTTAAGGTTATTATACCTGCTTCAGTTGCTTTTATTGCAAAGTTTCTTAATTGAACATTATCATCGTTAGCTAAATCTAAAAACAGCTTTGCGTTCTTTTTAGCAAACACTAATAAATCTCTTTTAATTTCCTTAGAACTCATTTCAGATACCTTAGATCCAACCTCTACTCTTAATATAGCTTCTGCTTGATCAATATCAACTGTTCTTGCCATATTTAAAGCATCTATTTCCATTTCAAGATCTATTAAATCATCTTCAGCTTCTATTACTTCATCAACTTCTCTATATCTTTTATTTTTTAAAGGGTGATATAAAGATAATATTTTTTGAAGAGCTTGATCTTCTTTTTTTACAAATAAAGAACCATCTCTAAATATTATATGGCCTAATGTTGCTTCTCCTTTTTGTTCATCTTTAAAAGGAGAGTTTTGATTAGTTGCATATCTAATTTCTCTTTGTTCTTTATTTTTTTCATCATACCACAATAGTGAATGCCTAGTTGTGTGTCTTGATGGTATTTTGTATGTTAAAGGACTATAAGGTCCAGTTAAAACATATGTTCTATCTTTTACTTCCCAGCTATCTTTAACAGCTGATTTTTCAATTTTTGTTTTCATGATATAATATAATTAAATAGTTAATGTAAAGGCAGGAGCACCATTAAGATGCTCCTTTCTTTACTAAAAAATTAAATACCTTTGAATAATACAAAGTTATTTGCAGCTTGAGTTACTAAACATCTTTCTGATAGGAAGTTTACTTCCATAGCATCAAGATTAGAAGTGTAAGCACCTCCAGCTGATCCAGTTAACCAAGACTTCATACGTCTGTCTTCTGTTTGAGAAGCTCTATATCTAACGTGTAAGAATGGTCTTCTAATGTTGGTACCTAAAATTTGGTCATAAACAGTTGAAGTACCAGCGGGGATTAATACACCTTCAATTGATTGAGTACCATCAATAGCACCTCTTGTAGAAGCATCATTTAAGTATTTCCAATCAGTTTTGTAGAAGTCATATGAACCTCTTCTGAAACCACTAAATCCAAGATTTAAAGCCATTTCTTCTGAGTTTTCAAATAATCCATAAGCAGTACCACCGTTGCTACCATAAGATACATTAGATAACATATTATCAAAATCTAAAGCTGTAGATCTTTGTAAGAATAACATATTTTCTTCAATAGCACCTTGAGTATCTAGGTTTTTAAGTATTGCATCAAAGTCATCTAAACCAGAAGCCGCAGAAAATCCTACTTCTACGTTACCTCTTGTAGAGATAGCAGCAAAAAGACCTTCAGTACCTTTGAAACCAGCAGCAAATGCATCACCAGCTCCAATGTTAACAGCTTTTTCACCTTCAACACATACCATTTCTAAATAATCTTCAAATCTAAGTCTTGTTTCAGACTCAGCTTTTAAATACCATAAATAACCTGTAGTTCCGTCTTCTGTAGCAACTTCAACCCAACCTATTTGAGCCATATCAGATCCGTTTATTGTATAAACGTTTCTAATTATGATAGGTGAATTGTTGTATTGTTGAAAAGCAGGAGTTACAGTTATTTGTGGTTGAACAGAAGTATTACCTGTTATAGCACCTGCAGCGGCATTAGATGTAGATGCACCTTTAAGAAACTCTGAACCATATACAAATATTTTAAATTTATTTGCATTAATGCTAGCTAAAGTTTGTGCTGTGTAAGGAGCTACGTCAACGTGACCGTTTGCAGTATCTGAATCAGTTACAACACCTTTAAGCTCTGCACCTTGATCATCTAATAAAACTACTGTTGAACCGGGTGAAATAACATTTCTAGTTACACCTGGAGAAGTAGGAGCTGGAACAGTTACTCTTCTTGTTCCGTTGTGAGTACAATTATCATACGCAATATGTAGTCTATTTTGTTCTGACCAAACAACTTGATCTGAAGTCATAGGCATTTCAGCACCTACCATACGTAAAAAACCAGAAAGAGTTCTATTTCCATATCTTTCTACTTCTTGCTCATATATCTCAGGTAGATATTGCTGCGCAAAATCATTATTACCATCTGTAAAAGATAAGTAATTACTGGCTAATAGCTGCTGATTAGGAGCAGGAACTATTGAACCAAATTGTGGAGTTAAAATTCCCATAATTTATTTATTTATTTTTAATTAAACGTTCTTTTCTTTATTTTTAATTTTGAAGAATCAACGCCACTAATTGCTTTTACTCTTAAACCATTAACAAATAATTCACCTGAAGCTGTTTTACGAGGTTCAGTTGATATATTTTTTGATTTAGCTATTTGTTCTTTTATTGCATCGGTTTTTCCTTGCTCATAAAAGTGATTAGCAATAGTATCAGCATTACGTGCGGTAAATAAAGCTTTGTGGTATCCTTTTGCGTCAGTTACATCACCTTTTTCATTTAAGAACGTCTTAATAAAGGTTGATATATCACTTTGACTTTTGGCCACTGATGAAGGGTCTTTAATACCATATCTGAATTTTTTATCTCCTAATTTAAAATCAAAACCTTTGAATTCTTCGTTGAGAAGGTTTTTTGTTTCAGATACAAACCTTTCATGACTAGCTTTACGTACTTTTTGTTCTTCATTATAGCGATTAAAAAAGTCAGTCGCTTTTTGTTGGTCCTGTGTTATGCCGGGTCTCAACTTGATTTCGTCATAATACTTTGTTTTTAGGCCCTCTAAATAGTTTTTGGCTTTCGCTATCTCTTCTTTATAAGCAAGTTTTTTCTTTTTTATATCTCGCTCATCATCCACCTCAGCGTCAAATCTAAAAGAATCTTCAATTATAAAGTTTCTTTCTTCAGCATCTAAATGAGGTTTAGCTTGTTTATAATATTCATGAAGTAATACATCATTATTTATATTTGTATAATCAGCATTTAAACGGGCGTAATCTTGTATATTACCACCTGTTTCTTCCATGAATTTTATTAATTTTTCTATGTTTTCAGGTAACTTTTGTGTTTCAGTTTCCTGTAATACTTTTTCTTGTTCCTGTGAGGTAGTGGTAGTTTCATCGCTTCCTGCCACTCTTGTCTCGTCAGTGTTATCTTCTTCATCTGTTATTAATTGTAAAGGTGAATCAGACTCTTCTTTTATTTCTTCAGATTCTTTTTTATCTGTAACATTTTCGTTGGTGCTTTGTATTTGTTCGTCCACCTTAGAGCTATCTCCGGCTTGTTCGCCCACATCCACCTTCTTTGTTTCTCCGACTGGAATGGCATCTTCTTTTGGTTTTTTAGTTAAATCTACTTTTATTAAATCAGGGATTATTTTTTCTTCACCTAATTGTTTTGGTTTAACAACTTTTTTTATTTTAAAACTACCTTCTTCTTTTGGAGGTGTAGTATCTACAATTTGTTCTTGTTTAGTTTCTTTTACAGGTTCTTCAACCATTGTTTCTTCTTTTTGTGACATAATATAATAATATAAAATTAATAATCTATTGTGGAGCAAACTGCTCTAAACCAAACCCATCTAAATTATCATTACCAGCACTTTCAAAATTTATAGGTAATGTATCATTTTGTCTTTGATTTATTAATTCACTCTCTTGAGTTCCTTGCATTTGTATGCGTTTATCTTTTCTATCTTCTATTTCCGTTTCTTTTTGACGTTTTGTTTGAGATCTCATTTCTTCAAGTTGTATGTTATATCTAAATTCTTCAGCCATTAATTGTTTTTTAATTAATGCTTCTTGCTCCATACGTTGTATTTCAAATTGAGATTTTGCTTGTTCTATTTGAACCTCTGTATCAGCTAATGCTTGATTTTTTTGTACTTCTGCCATGGCTGCTTTTTCAGCTGACTGGGCGTTAGCATTTGCTTGTGCTTGTATATTTTCTAATTGTTGAGCTCTATCTTTTTCTTGCTTTTGTTTTTGTCTTAATTTAAGCATTTGATTAGCAAGTTTAATATTTTTTATTTCTCTTAAATCTATAGCATCTTCTAAACCTATATTTTTAGCTTGCAATGCAATTTGTATACTTTGTTCTAGTTGAGCTTTTTCTTCTTCATCAGGTTCAAGTTCTAAAAATATTCCAAAATCATGTAAAGATAATTTTTCAATTTCTTGTAATGTTGATGTATTAAAACCATTTATACTGTTTATCAAAGACTGTTTAGTTGTTGGAAACTGTAACATGTCTGATACTCTTAAACTAATATTTTCACAAATTCTTACAGTTAAATACATTAAAGCTTGTAATACATGTCTAGTAGCTGTATTAGAATTAGCAGCTGCTAGTTTTTGTAACCCAACTAAAGCGTTTTTATCAGGTGTACTGCCATCTCTTGCTTCATTAAGTCCGGTTACATCTCTTATCATTTGTAAATAATATTGATAAGTTTGTATCATCGACTGTATTTTAGACATACCGGAAGAGGTTTGTAATTCTTGTACAGGCACCTTACCTCTATTTAAATCACCATCTTGAGTTAAAGATCTTCCTACTACGCTACCTGTTTGAAAATACATATTTAATGCTTCAGCAGGATTATAATTTGTTCCATTACCTAAATCAACTTCTGCTAATCCATCAACATCTAAATAAACACCATCAGGTACTAATCTTGATATTACTTGTTGTAATTTTAAATGAGTTAACTGAATCATATCTGCAAAACCAACAGTTTTACTTACAATAGATTCTATACGACCTTGATACATTCTAGGTGAGCTAATAACATAATTCATATTAACTTTAGTTGTATCACCAAAAGGTCTAGTCATGTTTTCACTTAACTCCCATTTTAAAATATTATTACCTAATCCTAAAACTTTAGCACCACTATATAATACTTCTATTGATCTTGATATTCTATTGAAATTATCACTAGGTGGAGGATTAAATGTATCTGGTTTTTCTAATGTTTTTTCTAAACCTTGTTCAGTTTGTTTTATTTTAAAAACTTGATCTTGATATGTTTTATATTCAAAATAAAGTATTTGTACTTGATCTTTAGTATCTTGACCCCACCAAGTATTTTCTAAATATGTATTTCTACCTGGATATTTTTGTATTTCTTCTAATTCTGCATCTGTTAAATAAGGAAACTGTCTTTTAACTTCTGACAAAGACATACTTTTAACTTCACCTACATAATATATATCTTCAAAGTTAGGATCATCAGTATATGAATATACTAAATTAGCTGGATTTACATAGTCTATAGTTATTCCTTCTGATAAATTAAAATCAGTTTTAACACAACCTATACCTAAAACAGTAAGATCATAAGCTAATTGTTTTTTTACTTGATCATACTTGTTATAATCTAAAATATTATTTATAACTTCTTCTTCTGCTACTTCAACACTTTGTTTAAAGTTTAATTGTAAATAAAGATCCAATTCTTCTGTGGTTCCAGGTAAATCATCTGGTGATGCTGACGCAAACAAATTAGCATTAGGACCTAATTGAGCTTGTAATGCTTCAATCATTTCTTTATTTTCAATATCTCTTATAGCGTTTTGAGCAAATGTAGTTTTATTTTTTATAGCAAATGGATCTTGAGCAAAAGATTTTATTTCATAACCTTTTTGTGTCATACCATTTACTACTATATCTACAAACTTAGATAATATAGGAACAGGTTTCCAATCTAAATTCAAATAAGATAAATCACCATTTATAGCTAATTCATCTTTATATTTTTGTACTGGTTGTTCTCCTCTAGCATAAAGTCTTAATCTATTAAAATTTTGAAAATTATTAATATATCTATTTTGACCACTAGAGTTTTTAAACCACTCATATTCAATTGCTTGGGCTACTTGTAAACCATACTCTTTTGACTTTTTCTCTTCTTCAGGTACCACCTGATCTGGAAAAGCACTGTTATAGTTAATATTAACCATTAATTTAGTATTTTTGAAGTTACTCCTTTATTATTATACTTTTTAAAGTCTAAAGGTAAATTATTTATAGTTCTTTTTACTGTAGGCGTGTATCTATTTTTATTACAAGCCATAATAGCTAAACCAGAACTTATTGAAGCATCATGTTTAGTTCTATTATTCATATTAAACTTAGCCCAATCTTCTAGTGTTCTTTGAAAATACATATCACCATATCTTTCATTGTTAAATCCAATAAAATTTTCAATATAGTCTTCTATTGCAGCAGCATGTGCTTGTTTTATATCTTCACTTGAATTAGGTATACCACCTATTTCTCTTTCGGTAATAGATAATTTATTATATACTTTATCAGGACGATTCATAGAATATCCTCTATAACCTCTTCTTTTTAAATAATATAATAATCTAGGTTTATTATTTTCTGCAAGTAATGGCATACCATAAAAAACTAAAGCCATTAAAACATCTTCAAAAAATATTTCCGCTGTTTGAGGCCTTGCAATATATTCTAAAAAAAATAAATTAGGTGGTACATCTTCCATTGAAAACTTAGTTAAACCGTGTAAAGAAGCTTTAGATCCTCTACCATCAACAGTTCCTGAAATATCATATGGATCACAACCAAATGCGCCTGTATGATCATTTCCTGGATATTTTATACCGTTTTTTATAATATATTTATTTTGTAAATCACTGTTTGGTACCCATGAAATTAAAAACCTACCATTATTATTAGGTATAAATATAACTCTAGTATCTTTAATTCCATTTTCCCATTGAAAATTACCTTTTGTAATTACATTAGTGTTTTTTAAATCTTCATTATAATCAATTTGTTCATAAATTTTAGTTAGATTAAATAAAGATTGTTTTGCTTCATCTCTAAAAGCATGTTTTTCTGTTCGTGGAAACTGACGATAAAATTCGTTTAAACCATCTTGATCGTTTTTTAATCCTTCAACTTCATTTTCCCAGTGTGAGATAACACCGATGTCAATGTTGGATCCATCAATACTTTTGACTGGTTTTTTTGGAGTTTCGAATACAGGAAACCCATAAGCGTTAAGGTATCCTTCGTAATTCCATTCCATAGGTATGAACAAACTATATAATCCTGAATTAGTCTGTCCGTTGCGGTTTCTTTTTGTGACATCTGATGCATCATACAGTTTTTTAAAATTATTACCTCCTTTATCTAAAGCATTAGATGTAGAACCCATCATACATCTACCTATAATTCTACTACCTAATCTTAATGTCGTCTTCGTGACCCTCCAGTTGTTGAGGATGTTGTCTGGTCTCTCCCATTTACCCGATTCATCATGGGCGAGTAATTTGAGTTTCTCCCCGTCGTACGAGTTATCACCGGTGTTCTTCCAGTCGATCGTGGTGTCGAGCCCAACGAGTTCCTCGGGACGTTCGTTCTGATCAATCTTTCGCCTTGTGAATTTTGAGGCCGGTACCCTGTATGCCAATTCAGTTTTGGGGCGATCCATACCGTCCTGAATGGGTTTAAAGAAAAATGGGTAGTTGACAGATATTGGTACAACTTTGTCTGTAAACATTTTCTTTGCATCAGCTCCAGTCTTTGAAAGTATCCCATACCGTGAATCACTTGATATTGTTGCCTGATGTACCAATTCTGACGAAGCCATAAATGAAAATCCGGATCTTCTATTCTTGAGATAGCACAATCCATATGACCTGGTATCCAACTTACATGCCTCCCAGAAGATAAAGAAAATTCTGTTGGCTTCTCTAAACTCTGCGTTCCCAACATCAATTTTTGTCCACTGCAAGTACATATAATGAGAACCAGTAATATAAGTAGGAACACCATTGTTATAGAAACAAAAGCCTTCTTCACGTCTTTTAAATTCTTCATCAATATAGTCATACCAAGTGTTTTTAAAATCTAATGATGTTTGATTCCAATCAAAAACTGTTTTAAGTTTTGATAATTCTTTAGGGTATTCAAATATTTCCCAGTATTGATCTGTTTTATTTTTAGATCTTTTATAAGCTTTTTCAACTAAAGGTAAAGCTATTTTTAAATTTTGTACTTCATATATCTCACCTATTTTACCTGTTTTACTTATAACAACAACATCATGTTCTTTGTTATAACCTGGTTTCCATTTTTTATACCTATTATTATTTTTTATAATTTTAGGTTTTATATGATCAGGTAAAATTTTATATAAAGTGTTTGTATACATTATCTTGATCTTCCTTCAGCAAAGCCTCCAAAACTAGAAGCTTTAGTGTTTTTATTAATAGAATTAATTATATTTTCTTCTTCTTCAATTCTTGATAATATTTCAAAAGCATCAAATATAGCTAGTTTTTTTGTAGCAGCTGCGTTTTTTAATCTATCAGCTGATACATCATCTTCTGAATCTACAATTTTTTCTTTAGCTACTTTTATTAATTCTTCAACTGCTTTTTGCCCAGCTTGGATTATACGTTTTTTTGTTTTGTTTGTTTCCATATTTAAATAAAATATCATTTGATTCCATACAATATAAAAGTTCATTATCTATAATAAACTCAAACTCTCTATTACTTTTAAACCCAACGAGATCTCCTGTATTAATTTTAAGGGCTTCTAATGTGCTATTTGTATATTTTAATATTCCAGTATTTTTTACTAATTTAGTATTTTTATATGTATCTTTTTCTAATACTGGTTTTACAAAACAATAATCAGCGTTTGTTTTCCACTCTTTTTTATAATACATATAAACTTGAGATGGGTGTGCAAAATATAAATCGTCCTTAAAAAACTTAGTGCTATTTACTGATTTGCCTTTTAAATTATAATATCTTCTAAATAAATTATGATGTACTATAATTGTGTCACCCTTTTTTATGTTTGTTTTATAAGCAAGAGGAACAGAAACTACTTCAGCGTGTCTATTTATAAATTTATGATTTGATATGCTTGAATTAAGTATAAGTTCTGTATTGTTTATTTTTAATTTATTATTATATCTTTCACCTACAGGTTTTATAATAAATTGATATATACTATTCATTAATATTCTAAATCATATTCAACAGATACTGCCATTTGAGAATTAAATTTTTTCCAAGGCAATACCTCATCGTCTTTTTTTATAAAAATATTATATGATTGACTTTCTTCATCACATAATATATGTGAAATAGTATGACCACCATATACTTGTTGGCCTACAGCATAGTGCATAGCGTCATTTTTATAATCAGATCCAATACTGATTTTTCTTATAACATTACTCACTTTTTTTTGTTTTTTCTTCTATAGGCGTACATGTACCGTCTTCTAAGTTAATATTTACAGCACCATATTCTTTTTCTAATTCTACTTTAAACTCTTCTACTTTTTCCACAACGCCTGCATATTTGTGTAGTAATCCGTGTTTTTGAGTTTCTAAAAACCCCACATCTTTTAATATTTGAGCAATTTCTTCTTGTTGTTTTCTAATAGTAGCTAGTTGATTATCTGTAAGCTTTTTAGCTTCTTTTGTTTTTTTTGTCATTTGATTAAATTTAAATTAATAATTATTGTTATAACAGCGCTATAATTTCTGTTGCTGTTGTTTCTGTATCACTTGTTAAATTATATACCCTTGATACAGCAAAGGGTAAAATTGTGCTTGCTGCTATACTTTTTACTATTATAGGTTGTGAGTCAGACGCTAACGTTAATTTTATATCACCTGTACCTCCTACATATAAAGCAGGTTTTTTCTCATTAAATATACCGCTTGGTCTTTCTAAATCACCTCCAGCAATAGTAGCTGTAAGAGCTCCTGTTATTCCTGTTGAACCAAAAGCTAAATTTAATGAGGCTAAACTAAATTCTATTGTTTGTCCAGAACCACCAACATTTGGTCCTTGGTTTGCAACAGTAACACTAGTTACCGCACCAGCTCCATCTGTAGCAACTAAAAACGTTGCGCCTAAAGTAACACCTCTTGGTATACTTACTGTTTCAAGACTAGCAGCTCCAGGATATGTACCTCCAGTGGCATATACAATAGCGCTACTACTTGCTGGTAAACCAGCTATAGTATTAGTAGATAAATTACTTAATGCAGCTGCTTTTAGTGTTTTAGATTCTTGCAACTCTATTCCACCGGTTGCAAAATCACTTAAATTATTTTGATAATATCCCATTTTTATTTTACTTTGTCTTTTATTTTTTCATAAGTTCTAAGTCCACCTAATCCTAACATACCTAATAGTACAGTCATTAAATGTTCCATTTGTAGTGGTGGTGGTACGTCTGTTGATTTTGTAATCCATATAAATAAATCACGAATAACAAAATTATACGCTAAAGCAAAACCACATATCCAACCTACAAAAGGTCGCCACCCCGCAACAAATAAAGTTCTATGCGAGGCTTCAACCATATTGATTTTTGTTTGTAATTCTATTAATTTTTCTGGATCAAGTTCTTTACCTTTAATGGCTTCTCTTATTTCCCAAGCTAAACCTCCAGCGACAGATTTTCTACCATCACCTCCTTTAAGAAGACCTAGTAGTAATTTCCACATGTCTATTCTTTATAACCTAATTTATTCATAGGTGGTTTTCCATAAGCATGAAATGGTTGACCGTGTTTAGGCAGACCATCTTTTTTCATACTACCCATTTTTTTCATAGGATGATGAGCTTTAAGTGGACCATATTTAGACATACCTCTGCTAGTTGCATCTTTATCTACTGGCATATCTTCCATAAGATCTTTTTTTTCTTGAGCTACACCTTCTTGTCTAAAAGCACTGTTACTCATGTGCTTCATTATAGGATGTACTTGACTTACTGATTTATTTCCTTTTCCCATTTTATTATTTTTTATTTGCATCTTTTTCCCATTGCAAAGTTGGACTACCCTCTTTCATTTTTGATCTGGCATAACGTTTACCTCTATAATAAACATATTTATCGTCATAATCTAAAATACCATCTTTCATTTGTTTGATATGTACTTCTTCATGTTTGATAACATCTTCTCTTTGCTTTGGATCTGTTATTTTTTTATTAATTAATATATTTCCATTTCTATCCGCTTTACCTAAAACACCTTCTTCTAAAGCTACTTCATGTATTGGAGTAGAATAATTAGGATAAGGTCTATTTATTTTAAAAGCCATTATTGTTTATATGGAAACATTTTATTCAACGCTTCTTTACGTGATTGACAACCACAAGGAATATTAAGACCTTCGCTGACTTTATCAACAATGGTCTTAATACCTGTTTTAGTAGTAAACTTTTCTATTGAATCGCCTAATCCTTGTGACTTCATAATACTATGCGTATGTTACTGCACTAAAGTACATTTGTAGCGGAGTAGCCGCTTGATCTTTACCTAGTTGTACAGTAGAAGAAACACCACCTGGGTTAGCAGTTAATGCTTTATTTACCGCATTGTAAATAGTATTAGGTTGACCAGTAGTAAGCGTTGGGTTTACAGATCCATCAGTATCTGCATGAACAGCAAACGTAGCTGTTTTTGGATTTGTAGCGTCTGGTGTGCCAATAGCTGATTGCTTGTAGCTAACAACTAAAGTTTTTGCATTTTGTCCAGTGTTACCTGTAGCTGCGATTTTAGCTATATCTTCAATGTTAATTAAAACATCATAAGATGGGCCTAGTGGCTGAGCCGCGCTATCTTTAACTATTGGAAATTTTATAAATTTTGCCATTTTGTTTTTGTTTTTGTTATTGTTGTTGTTATTGTTATTGGTTAGATTTATACAGTTCTAATTCTGTTTTTTATTGTTTTTAGGAGTATAACTAATACCTCTATATATATATTCGTATTTGCTCATATCTTTATATTTAAAAATCTAAAAACATGTAACGATTGATCCGGGTGCGTTCTCTCCACCCGCGACTATATTATAACCCAGTCCACACGGGATTATTTTTCAAAAGCTCTAGAATAATTATCTCCTTCGTAAGCTTTCATTCTACTAGATATTCTGTTTGCTCTTTTTACAGCTCTAAAAGCTTTTCTTCTAGCTCTACCTTTAAAAGCAGCATCAGCATTAATACCTATATTACCAGTATTTGATCTATTTATAACTTTACCATCTCTTGATTTAGTTACAGATCCGCCAGCGGCTGCCATATTAGCTGTAGCTTTAGCTAATTGTTTTTGTAATCTTCTTTCTCTTCCAGTCATTCCCTCTGCTGCACTTTCTTTTTTTAGAGATCTTATAAATTGTTTTCCAGCTCTTCCAGTTCCTAGTCTAGCTAAGTTTTTATCAACTAATTCACCTTCAAATTTACCTTGTAAAGCTCTACGTACTAAACCTTTTTCTTTACCACTAGTTAAGTTGGTTTTTACTTTCATAGGATCAGGACCAATTAAGTTTTTAGAATAATCTTTCATATATTTAGAAGGATCAATGTTTACTTTACTTGAAGAATCAATAGCTTTATTGCTTGCGTTTCCACCTGAAGAACTAGTAGTGTTTCTACCATCGGTGTCATATCTATCTTGAAATCCTAAATCTTTTCTACTCATCCATACACCTGTTTCTCTATAATTAGCTAATTGTTTTTTAGCAAAATCACTATATTGTTTTTGACTTTCACCAGGAACAGTTAAGCCTTTATCTTTAGCAATTTTATATGCTTCAGCATAAGATCTACCGGAATCTAATTTACCTTTTGTGTTTGTTTTAGGATCAGTATATGTTTTGTAATCAGGACCTTCACCTTTGTTTGGATCTTGTTTAGTATTACCTATTTGATTAAAAACGCTACCTATTTTATAAAATGGTTGTTTTGGCATGATTATTTGTATTTTTTAGAATCATATTTTATATCACCAGCCAACTTAGAAATATGCTTTTCATCAGCTGTCATGTCAATATCACTATGACCGTGTTTTGCATCATAATCAATATCTCTTTTTAAATAAGAAATATGAGCTGCATCATCTCTTTCAGCAGCATGAACATTTGTTTTTGTTATTGGGGTGTGTGAGTGTCTAGCATTACCTGTGTAATGGCCATAGTGTCCTTTTTCCATAATTTATTTTTTATTGTCTTTTAATTTTACCCATTTAGATACAGTGTATCCTATAGTTACTAATAAAAGAATTATTTTAAGTGAAACTTCTATATGTGTCATTGATACAGCAAGAGCTATACCATTAATAGCTAATAGTTTAATATCTGAAATTGCCATTTTATCCTTGTACTAACTTAGTTATAGGAAACTTTACTTGATAAGCATTTGGGCCACAAGGAGCTTTAGATACTTCCATACCAGTAATACCTGAACTAGAACCTACTCCATGTATTCTACCTGTTTGATTTAAAGGGCCATCCCATATATGAGATTCTCCAACTATACCAACTTTTTTGTTTTTACTTGCTTTGTTATAACCTGGATCGTGTTTCATTTTTTTGATTTTTTATTTTTACATCCAAAATTGTTAGCATAGTTTGCCATAGCTACTACATTTTTAGAATATTTATCTTTGTTTTGCATTATTGATGAAGCAGCACTACAAGTATCTTTACCAGGCATGTTGCTTTTTACCCATTTAGTAAACTTACCTTGTTTTGCTTTTGGTACTTCTGGAAATCCTTCTTTATTAAGTGGTGAGTTCATAATTATTTATTTTTTAATATTTCTTGTGCTTTTTCGTAATCACCACCAGTATCTGCCATAGCTTTTGTAAAAGCATTACCTTCTAATGGAGAGTCTGAAGAATCATCTAACTTTGTTAATCCACTCATTGAACTTAAATTAGACATAGATGCTTGTCTATTTACATCATTACCATAAATTGCATTAGCAGCAAATTGTGTTTTATCACTAAAAACTGGATTAGCACTACCCATAGTGTTTGACTGGGGTGGCAGTTGGGTTTGTATATTTGGATTAACAGTACTTATGGGGTTTATTTCTTTACTTGGATCTACCATACCCATTTGTAAAAGTGCGTCTTTTTTCATCTTGTTTTGTCTTTATTAAGATTATGTATTGCAGTTATTAAAACTTTATCTGTGTATGTTTTTCCCCTCATTATAGGGTTTCTTCTTTTACTTGTAGGTAAATCTTCTTCACCTAACATAATACGGTACATTCTAGCAATTAGTTGTTTACACTTGAAAGAAACTTTATAGATATTGTACTTTTGTGTTGTTCTGTTTCGTTGTCTCCACGTCACAATCCAATTGTTTTTTACCATTTTGTTCCAGCGCCTGTTATCCCAACTATACGCATAAGTACCGATTTTAAAATCTTGTTTAGTAAATAAATCCATACAGTCAAAGTATATCAATAACTCTAAATCTGCATCGTTTAAATTATTGTTTCTGCAAGCCCATTTACGGATTAACCTATAATGTTTTAATAAGTTTAAATCCCTGATGTCACTTGCATTAACTTTTTTCATAATACAACTACAACATCTTGTAACTTAATAACAATAAATTTTTCTTTATTAAACTCTATACCATGACCAGCAGCTTTATCATAATATATTATATTGTCTTTTTTTAATACTTTAATTTCATCACTAACAGAAACAATTTGAGCTTTTCTATATCTTAAATCTTCTCTGTCTTTTTCAACTATTAATAAACCACCTTTTGTTTTTTCAGTAGTTACTTTTTCTGGTTTAATAATTATATTATTACCTATTGCTTTCATTAGTTCTTATGTTATTAATTACACAATCGGTTGATAATATTGTTGTTGCTACTGATACAGCATTTGTTAAAGCACTTTTTGTTACAAGTAATGGGTCTATAATTCCAGCTTTAATCATATCTACATTTTCACCTGTAACTACATTTAATCCTCTACCTTGTATTTTACCAATTAATTCAGGTAAACTTTTACAATCAATACCAGCATTATTTAAAATAACTTTAAAAGGATATGTTATAGCATTTAAAAGTACTTGTTCAGCTATATTTTTTGTTTTAATTTCTTCTGAAGCATTTAGCAAAGCAATACCACCACCAGGTACAATACCTTCTTTAATAGCTGCTTTTGTAGCACATATTGCGTCTTCTATTCTATCTGCTTTTTCTTTTAACTCTATATCAGAGTTTGCACCAACTTTAACTACTGCAATTTTAGCTGATAGCCTTGCTAATCTTTTTTCTAATCTTATTACATGTGCTGGATTAGGTTTATTAGCGAGTTCTTTTTTTACTGCTTCAATAGCTTTTGTTACAGCTTCATTTGGTTCACCAACTTGTATTATGGTATCTTTTTCATTAGTTATAGATTTTAAACAACTACCTAAAAATTCAGGTTGAATTAAATCCATATCATCTCCAAGATCTTCATTGATGACAGTAGCTCCAGTAAGCATAGCTAAATCATCTAATGTTTCACGTTTATTAACACCAAATGTAGGCGCATTAATAATATTAACTTTAATATTACCTTTTGTTTTGTTCATAGCAAGTGTTGCCATGACAGGCGCTTCTACATCAGCAATAATTAATAAAGGTATGTTCTTTTTTATAACATGTTCTAATACAGACTGTATTTGTCTGATATTTTCAACTGGTGATTCTATAAGTAAAACAGCAGGTTTTTCTAACTCTGCAGTTTTTTTAGCTTTATTTGTAATAAAATGTTGGTTTGTTAAACCTTTATCATATTGAACACCATCAACTAAATCAACATTTGTTTCAGGAAGTGATGAATGTTCCATCATTACAACACCTGTTTGACCAACAGATCTAAAAGCATCACCAATTATTTTACCAAGTTTAGGTTCATTATTTGTAGATATAGTAGCTATTTGATCTATCATATCACCTTTTACAGGTAAAGTATTTTTTTCTAAATATTTTAATACTTTTATAAGAGCAGAATTTATACCTTGTTTTAATTCTCTAGTATTTATTTCTAAATTTTCTGCTTCTTTTAATATAGCGTGAGCTAAAACGGTGGCTGTTGTTGTTCCATCACCAGCTTCATTTACTGTTTTACGTGCAGCTTCTTTTAAAAGCCTTGCGCCCATATTTTCTACTGGATCTAATAAAGTTATTGAATTAGCAACAGTAACACCATCTTTTGTTATTATAGGATTACCTTGATCATCTTCAAGTAACACACATTTACCGCTAGCTCCTAAAGTAGAGCTAACGGCTTGTGTTAGTTTATCAATTCCTTTAAATACTTGACTTTGAGCTACCTGCCCAAAATTAAGATTTTTGACTATTAAGTCTGACATATTTAATTAAATTTAATTTTATTTATTGAATTTTATTTAAAGGTTTTAACGACTTTTGGTCCGTTTAAAAACTCTATTTTTTTCTTGTAATGGTCTACAGAAGCTATTACCGCTTCTTCTGCACCTTCAAGTGTTTCTCTACGGGTTACATCTATCCACTCTTCAGCTTCAGGATCTTGGTATTCAGTTTGATAAAAACCGTTAGGTAGTTGGGTTATTCGCCAATTTTTCTTTTCGGCTACATGTTTCCAAAGGGTTTTTGTTTTTTCTGAAACTTGTGGTTGACTACTCCACGAACTAGTCTGGTAATATAGTGTCATAAGGTTTGGGTTTTAATTGTTTGACATTTGGTTATAAAATATATAGTTACTTGTTTTTTTTGGTTTTTAACTATTTAGCAAAAGCCATATATACTATTTGATTACCTGATCCATTTAAATCACTATCACTATCTATAACTTCAAAACCTGTATCAGTAAAGTTTATTCCGTACGTATAAGTACCTTGCTGTAAATTATCATTAGGCCAAAGTGCCGTGTCTCGAGGATTAGATGTATTTCTTTTATCATCAAATATAGCCCAATCACTAACTACTGCAGTATTTTTTATTAATACCCAAGCAGGCTCAAAGCCTGTTGTTACAACTGGCCCTGTTGTTGAACCATTTCCAGTATAAAAACCAAAAGCAGAATAACCTGTTACCGCTTTCCAACAATAACAAATATATTCTTGATTTGAACTACTAATATTAAAATTAAAAGTTGTATTAGTTACCTTAGGAAAAGCGTATGTGTCAGCTGTAGCGGCATCTGTATCATTTAATTTTAATCTTCTTCCTTCACCTATTGCACTATGATAAACCATCCAATAAGCGGTAGATGTAAGACTTTTAACAAAAATCATATCTGGTCTACCATTTAAACCATGACCTAGTTCTAAAAAATTTGCTGCACTTGAGCTTTTAACTATACTAAATTGAGAGTCTGTATTAACAGATATAGTTGAACTTGTAGATCCATTTGGATTTGACACTGCAGCTCCTCCGGCTTTCCATTGCCAGGCAACGTAAGAGTTACTACTATTGTTAACACCAGTGCCTGTTCCTACACTAAATCCATCTGAATCAAAAGAAGTTACTGTTGTAGAATCAGTGTACTCAACAGCGGTTAAATCAGAGTAAATTTCTTTTCCTACACCTCTAACACTATCAAACAAATAATGAGAAGCAGTAGCAAGATAATTTTTTGTCCAAACAAAATCCGGTTGAAAACCTGCTCCTGTGATAGATTGAGCAGAACCTGTACCTCCATATAATACTGTATTAAAAAAATTATCAGCATAAATAGTATCACTAAGTTCTACCCACTGAACACCATCATAAAACTCTATTAATTTATTTGTAGTATTATATCTAAACTCACCATTAGAAGGACTGCTAGGTCTTCCTGCAGTAAGTCCTTTTGGTAATACTGTACCAGCGCTATTATTAACCGCTGTAAGATCTATTAAATCCGGTGTTAATATTTTTGTGTTTGCCATAATTTTAACTTAATCCAAAATCTCCTTTGTTTGCATTCCAGTTTTGTAAAACTTCTGCATCTGTTAATTTATCTGTATAAACCCTTATTATTCCTAAATCACCTACAAAAGTAGTGCTACTTGCCCAACTAAACCATCCCCAATTTATTTGTGCATTAGCTCCTGCAGCTGTTTTACCAGATCCTCTAGTATCACTTGCAACTAATGCGCCATCAATCCAACCATATCTACTATTGCTATCATAACTCATCACTAGTTGATGCCAAACTCCAGTAGTTACATCAATACCTGGATTATAATAATCAGGTCCTCCAGTATAACTAGCCCATTGCATATCAGCACCACCTGGCGCTTGTATGTAGTTTGCATAACCAGCTGAATAATATTGAGTATCGCTTTGAACATAACCATCAGTTGATGATGCTGGTATTTTAAACCAAAGTTCTGTAGTAAAACTACTTCCATAACCACTTGGCATAGAGTGATATAATTTTGTTGTACTGTTAGTTGTTATTATTTTATTTGTAGCATCCCAATCAAATGCATTAGTTCCACTAAATACATCAAAATAACCATCTCTACTTGTACCGCTACTTGATATATCTACCCATGTAGTATTTGCTGCATTAGTACCGCTTGTAAAATTCGCTGTAGATGTAGAATCAAACACACTTAAATAAACTTCTAAACTACTTGTTACAGGATCTGGAACTATATCGTTGTTAGTAAGTGTAACCCATCCAGTATTTGTTAAATTACCTGGGTTTTTATAAAATTGCATAGCACTATTAGAATTACCTGATGTTAAATCTGTATTTGTTCTAAGTGCACCTTCATCTGAAGCTGGTTGCTGAGCTGTTGTTCCTACACAACCTTTTAAACCTTGTGTATTACCAGTCTGATTTAAATCAATAAGATCGTTTATTACTTTTGTTGTTGCCATATTTTAATTTTTAACACCCTACTTCATTGTATAATTCTGTTACTTGAGATGAAGATAAAGTTGTATTAAAATATCTAAGTTGATCTATAGCTCCATTCCAAAAAAGTGATCCACCTTGATATGATCCTATTCTTACATCGCTAGTATTAGTATTTACAGCAGAACCAAAAGTGTTTGAATCTGCTACAACTCCATTTAAATATAATATACAACCAGTTCCTGCAGAATCAACAGTTAATACAACATGATACCATGTATTAAGAGTAATTGATGAAGTAGTAAGTTGTGAATATGAAGGATTATATAATGTAAAATATAAAATAGAACCATTTGTCCAAAGTCCATAAGATTCAGGATTACCTTTTTGAAACAACCAAGCATTACCTGAGTTATTAGAGTTAATCCACAAACTTATGCTTTGAGATGCTGTTAAATCAAAATTAGAATTATCTGGTAAAAATATATTAGAACTTGATCCATTAAGTTGTGCTGCATTACTATATTTACCAGCTGCATATGTTATATTACTGCTTGATACACCATTATAATTTCCACAAGTGTCATTTATATTATCATTAAATTGATATAAAGCTTGACATCCAGCACCTGTAGGATAATTGCACGTTGATGTTGTACAAGCTCTTACAAGTGTACCTCTTATTTTTTTCCATATAGATCCATTATAAAACTCTAAAGCACCAGTTGTTACATTATCTCTTAATATTCCTTCTGTAGGTGCACCTGGTCTACCGATTACTTCTGTACCTGAAAAAGTAACAGTACCTGTTCCACCTGTTATTTCTATATATTTATTATTACCTATTGTTACCTCTGCATTAGCTGAACCACCTGCGCCTGCAGAGTATGTTGCTGTAAAAGCTGAACTATATTTTAATATTATTATACCTGCTTTACCGTCACCAGAGGCGCTTGTAGCAGTTCCACCATCTCCAGAATTAGCTGCACCAGTTGCGTTTGCACCAGCAGCTCCATTAACTGGACTAGAGTAACCATATCTTCCACCACCTCCAGCGGCATAATATACAGCAGAACCTGTAATGTTTGAAGCTTTAGCAGCACCGCCAGCTCCACCAGTTCCTCCTCCAGATCCTTGCGCACCATCTTGACCTGCGCTTCCAGCACCACCACCTCCAGCACCACTTGTTCCACTACCTGCAGGGTGATCACCTCCTGCGTAACCCATAATAGTTGGGCTTGTTAATGCAGCACCTCCAGTAGTAATTCCATCATTACCACCACCACCACCACCGGAACCACCATCTAAACCATTTTTATTTGTACCGGGGTCATATGTACCTCCACCGCCTCCACCTTTAGATGTTATAGTAGATATACCTGATCCTGATATTGATGAATCTCCACCTGTAGTTCCTGGAGTATCGCCACCTACACCACCGCCACCACCAGCACCAACAGTTACAGTATAAGCAACACCTGTGGAAAGACTTAAAGCATTATCAGCGGCTTGTCCACCTCCATTACCATCGCTAGATATAGAAGTTCTAAAGCCTCCGCCTCCACCGCCTCCGCCATACCAACCTTGGTCAGCTCTTCCAAGCCCACCACCTCCAGCTACAATAAGAAAATCAACTGCATTTAAATTACCATCAACAGTGCCGCCTGAAGGAAAAGTTAAAGCTGTAGTGTTACCACTAAGATCTATATTATCTGTTGTTATTTTAGTAATGGCCATTTATGAGTATATAATTATTTCTATTCCATTTGTTGCTGTTACAGGTGGTGCTGCGCTGAAAACTATTTCGTTTCCATTTGCTAAAGAATAACTATTTTTTTGTTGATAAACACCTGATATATATACATCAGTGTAAGCTGTACTAGAAGGTGTTGGTGTTAATGCAAAAGTTCCAGTTGAACCCGTATCACTACCATCACCTGTAAAATTCATTACTGTTCTTGTAGATAACCCACCACCTGAACCTGTTGATGCAGCTGTAAGTCTACCTTGTTGATCAACTGTTATACTTGCATTAGTATAACTACCTGGTGTAACAGCTGTGTCATCTAAATCTATTTTAAGTACATTAGGTGTACCAGCAGTTACGCTTGTTGTAATTCCAGTATCACCTTGAAAATCTACACGTAAACCATCTGTTACATCTACAGTTGTTACATTATCTCCTTCTAATACCCAATTAGTATAACTAACTGGAGCATCAATCCAATCAACACCATTACCTGTACCAAGTGATGATAATAATTGACCAGCTGTACCTGTGTTTCCGTTTATATCAATTAAATCTGCATCAAGTTCTAAATCTGCTTGTGCTGTTATTTTTCCTGTAACATTTGTAGGATTACTAATAGTAACTAAACTACCAGTGTCTTGTATGCTAGAATCTGCTATTGCACTTGTTGCACTCCATTTAGCTAATTGGTTTGCTGTACCTGTACCGGTTACAGTACCTGTACCTGCACCAATATAAGTTTTAAGTGTTGATAATGTAACTTCTTTTACTTCATTTCCTGCAGTAGAATCATTTACTATAATTTTATCATTATTAACAACTGTACCTAAGACATTAGGTGCCGCAAGTATTATATTGTTTGCTGTAGTATAATCAGGTGATATAGTACCTGTGCCTGTTATTGGACCACCTGTTAAACCAGCACCTGTTGATACTTGTGTAACACCTGTACCTGTTGCTGTAGCAAAAATATTACCACCCATACCAGTGTGATAATTACAAACATAATATAAAACAGGAGATCCTTGTGGTAATGTTACCCTTATTCTTCTTGTTGTTGCTGCATTAAAATTTGTTGTGTTAACATAATTAACTTGTGTTACTACAGCATTGTCTAATAAATAAACTAAACCAGATGTATATGGTGTAGGCGAAGGTGTAGTTGTGCTTACTACTAATGGATGATTATCGTTACTATTGTCATCTTGATTTATAAAAAATGTAGTGGCTCTAGCAAGATACATATCTTCTTGTTGATTACCATCTACAAAGTATTTGTTTACACCAAGTACTGATTGTACTGTTACATTAACACTATTTAACGTTGTTGATGTTACAAAACCATCTGCTGTAGCAGCAAACATTTGGTTATCAAAACTTGCTACACCTTTAGTTGTACCAGCATCTGTTGCGCCAGCTGTTGCAGGTACTACATTAGATTCAACTGTTGTCCAATCATTAACTGTAGAAGCTCCAACGCTTGCAGCTGTTTTACATATTACTTGATCACCAACACCAAGTGGTTCGCTACCATAAAAATCACCCGCTGTTGTAACTACATATAAATCACCTACAGCAATTGCAACTCTTGATGCACCTGTTGTTAAATTACCACCACCATCTATTGCGCCTGTACCTGCATTAAATCCACCTTTAAACTCTACAGATCCAATAAGCGCATTATCAATAGCTGTTTGTATTTGAGCACCTGTAGCTAAATTAGGTGAACTACCACTTACTGCAGCTGTTACAGCTGTTAACGCTGGGGTTGAACTTCCGTTTGCTACTGTTATAGTATCAGGATCTGTTGAACTTACAGTAGTAACACCTGCTGTTGCAGCTTCTATAGTAACTTGTGTAGCACTATCTCGTGTAAGTGTTATATTATTACCAGCAACAAGTTTAACTGTAGAGTCATCACCTGTTGATGTAGATACTAAATTCAAGTTAACATCGTTAACACTTTGTGTTGCGTTTAAATCATATTTATCTGCTACTGTTGTAAGGTCTAACCATTGAGCAGCACCTGCACCTTGAGAACTTAATACATAACCTGATGTACCAGTGCTACCGTTTGCTGATAATGTACCTGTTATTGTAATATT